CATTCAATCACATCTTTCTTTTATATCCAAATCGTAAAAGAATGGATAAGGTTCACTGACCTTATCGTTCTCGTGCAATCTATCTACCATCCATTCGTATGTTTTCTTATCGGGTGCTACGCATTTGACAAGGATAGGTGTAAAAGCATCAACAGGTTGTGGAGGAAGTTTCAATGTTATTCCTTTGGCTTCGAATTCCTTTGTGGCATCATACACATCGCCAAGTGTTCCGCAAACTGCAAACGTCACACCGTATATCATTCGTTCACATCCTTATCCATTGATTTCAGCCATTTTTCAATCGGGGTATCAACATTAACTAACGGACACATATCCAAAGTCAGTACCAATGGATACAAATTGTATCTGCCCTTTTTACCCTCAATACCCCCTCTTTCCGCAACTTCGGGCGCAGTGCATAACTCTTCCCCGTCTTCACTAAAATCCAAATAAGGGCAAACGAATCCCAAATTGCAAGGTGCTTTCATTCAATCATCCTCTTTGTATCCGCATTTGTCGCATTCCCAAATCTGATGAAAGGTCTTCTCGTCCTCACACAATACCATCGCTTTACCGCATTTCGGACAGATTTTTTCATCATCTTCCATTCTCGATACATCGAAATCATCCAATGCTTCCACGCTTTCCCCATCCTCCGTATAGAACTCAAACTCTGGTTGGGTGTAGGATACATAAGCGGTTACTTCATAACGGCAATCGGGATTCTGACATTCAGTAGTAAATTCATACTGATATTCCCATTCGTAATCATCTTTCGCACAATTTATCTTACCGCATTTAGGACATTTCCAGAACCAATTCTCATTCATTTTTCTTCACTACCACACCAATATTATCGCCCGATGCCTGCCATTTTAGATAATTGAGTAGAAAAGTGTCTGCATCCATACCCATATCCACTTGTACGAATTTTACTCCCTTGATTTCCACTTCTGTACATTGGCTCTTTGGTACTGTAAATACAACGTTGCTCATTCACTCACTCTCTTTGTATTCTTCTATTGATTTTATCAACATTTAAGATATATCTTAAAGGATATAAATAATTTATTAAGATATATTCTTTTAAAATAATGCGGGGATTTCATTCCATCATCCTCAATACTTCGCTGAAATAAACTTCGTCTTCTGGTTCGTAATGCTTACGCTTTCCGATGTAGATGTTTGATACTTTCTGATGCTGAATCAAATCATACATAAGATTATACAAATCCTTACGCTGATATGCTTGTTTTTTGAAATTGTCGGAATTAATCCAATCCCAGAATTTCGAATAAGTCGCATTGAAATTATCCCTCAGTGCCTTTTCGAAAGCATACCCCTTTGGATTGAGAGGTTCCTGCTTGACTGCACCCAGGATTATGACTTCCGAATCCTCGGATGCGACATAATCCCCGAATGTGTCATCGACCATCATCTTTTCTTCATTGGTAAGACAACGATGTTTGGAACGTGCATCATTCACCAATCTTCTGATACACTCCTTCCCTTCCCTGTCGAAGTGGTATTTGAATACCTCTTTATTATCGGCAATCAACTGCATAAAAGCATCGAAATCGTAATTGGAAAGATACACTGCCTTACATCTGAGATTGTAAATCAATTTCCTTTCGCTATCCTCGTCGGACATACCGTTCTTCGCTTCACGCAAATACTTCTCCGCATCCTGTTTGAAAAGAGGGTCACGATTCATCTTCATCATCCTCTGGGATATAGGATAAATAAGTGATTACCCTACATTTTCTGCAATAATGGTAGTCGTAATCCCCACCGTCGAGAACCCACAATTCCCTACCGCATACCGCACACAGGTCCTTGGTCTGCATCTTGTAGACTCTCTGTTCGGTTTCCAGTTTCGCAATATCTCCGTAGTTTAACATTTATCCATCTCTTTGAAATATTTCACATAATTCAGTTCGATTGCCTTTCCCACTACCTCGCTTGCCGAACATTGAAATGCCGTGGATAACTCCCTTATCATCTCAATCTGTTCGTCAGTCAGGTTGAATGACTTAATCTGCTTCATCACCCATCACCGATTCTATCTCCTTGTTCAGTTCACACAATTCCGTTTCCTTCTGGTTCAAAATGCCCTTAATCCCGTCAATTTCTTCCATCAATTTATCTCTCCATTGACATAATGCTTTCAAGTAGATTGCATTATAATCCTCAGAAAAACCATCCCCGTACACTTTCAATAAAGCGTAAGTGAACAACTTATCCAATTTAAGATTGGGATGTGCGTTCTGAACCGCCTTGACTATTTCCAAATCAGCATCCGTGAAATTCACGTTGATGTGATTCTTCTTTCTTTTTTCAGGTGGCTTGACGTACATTCGTGTTCCCTTATTAATCTATATATAAGATATACTATTTAATAATTATTAATCAAAATAAATTTATGTTGGGAAAATAAATTTATTTTCCATAAAATAAAATAACCATTATGAAATCAAAATAAATTTAAATTGAATAAATAAATTTAAATTGAATTTGAAAAAATTATATTATTAGGATATATCAAAATAAATTCCTCTTGGCAAAATAAATTTATTTTAAGAGTATATAAATTATTTATATATCAACTCAGATAATAGATTAGTCCGTTCATAACATTCGTGTTCCCGAACATAGAACGGACTTCCCCAAATCAAATTTATTTTGTCAGAATAAATTCAATCTCCCCTACCAAAATAAATTTATTTTGCGAGATATATCTTAAAATTATGGCAGATACCATACGCTATTGCACGAACTGTCAAAAGAACGTGGTCGCCAAGACCAAAATAAATTGGCTTATCTTCATCATCCTTCTTCTTCTGGGGATTGTGTTAGGGATTGTATATCTCGCTTATTGTTTCGTAAGCGAATCGCATAAGAAGTGTCCCGAATGCGGTGCAACAGGTGTCGCACTCAATCCTCCGAGGTCGGAAAAAGTCGATACCGAAGTCAAAGAGTAAACCGTTTAATGGGGGAGAAATCCCCCTTTTATTTTACAATCCCCAGACGTGGGTGATTGTCATCCAATTTGCATCAAACATATACAAAATGTCCGTATCGGTATCTATTCTGAATCCGCAATAGATGCTCGTACCCGCATCACTGGAATTGACCTGTATGTTACCGAGTGTATTGAGCAGATAGACAGGATAAGTCCTTACATCATAACCCCATCCACCGTGACGGTTGAATCTTATTACAACCCATTGATAATTGTCGACTGGATGATACAGATGATATTGTTCATTATACAACTCGTGATAATTGGTTGAATCGAATAATACATCAATTTTGAGTGCGGGAGGGATTGTGGGTTTGTTGCTCAAGTCGTTGTAAGAACCTGTTCTTGCAACCGTAGCCAACGGAGGTGGGGAATTCGTGCTTCCTATCATATTATCCTAATCTCCTATCTCCTATCTCAATTAAGTACATATCCTATCTCGAAGGTCATTTGTGCTAATTGTTGTTGGGTGTAGGCGACCTTACCATAGATGATAATCATATTCGTACCCGTAGATGCAAGCGGGGACCAGATGTTCTTATTCAACTCAGATTGTCCGAATATAACGTGCGGTACGTCATTTACGGTTGCACCTGTGACTGTAAACCAATATTCGTAATATCCAGGCATATCCGTCGAAGCATCACCCCCGTAAAGTACCCTGTGTGGGTCAATATCCTCTTTCAAGGTCAGATTGCGTGCAGAACCTACTGAGAGGGTGGACTGATTGACTGCTTTCAGTACATTGTTCGTACCGTTCCAGAGTGCCACTTGGTTTGCGGAAGAATTGCCCGTCTTTGTGACAGTACCGCCAGAATTGGAATCCACATAGTTACCTATCAATAGCCATTGTGTTCCGTCATAGACGAAATCACACGCACCATAGAGCATACCCTTGTTAGCCCCCGAAGTAATCTGCGCACCGTTGTGGAAGATGTTCTTCGCACCCGTGCTATTGATATTCAACGTAGGGGAGTTAGCAGTATTCTTGTTGGTAAACTTGACTGTAACTCTTGCACCCCCTTCGAGAGTGAATGTACCAGTAGTGATGGTTGCCGTCTTTGCTACCGTAGATGCACCCGTAGTACAACTTGCATATCTATTAGCGGTTGCACCCGTGACACCATCCTGTTTGATAGTCTGATGGGATGTAAGGAATCCGCTATCATTGGTTAAATCAGAAGTTTTCGTGGGTACTGTGATGTTTGCGGTAACGTTGGAAGATGCGTTTGCCGTGAATGTCTTAACATTAGTACCATTCTTCTGAATGGTAAGTGTAGCATTGTTCACAACATCGTTGGTTAAATCAGATAACTTCGTAGGTCTTCCAGATACATTGCCCCACGCTACACTGTTTGCCGAATCGGATACGCTTGCGTGGATTCCTTTTCCATTCACACTTACTATTCTGCCATTGGTGTCGATAACAAATACATTCAACTCCCTCATAAACAGGGACATATAGACGGCATTGTTGTTGTTGGTCTTCTCCACGAATCCGATTGGTACATAAGCAATCGTTCCCGAAGAAGGGTTAGTAATAGCATTGGTTATCGTACCGTCTGCTACGAATCCTCCACCAGAACCGATATTACCTCTTAGATAGATTGTATTTCCAATCTCCCAAGTAGGTACAGTGAATGCCGTTCCTTGCATAGTGGCATTAGTTAAGTCGGTCAATGCGATACCACGGACAGACCAATTCAATGCACCGTAATTTCCGTTTACCGCATAAGTAGCCGTACTTCTTCCACCGACCAACGGCATCCTCAGTTCTTTACCGCTTCTGATTTTCCAAGTAAGTCCGTCAGTACCTACAGCAACAAGCGAACCAGCAACGACGGCTTCTCCATACTTGAATCTGTCATTGGTATTGGTGTCCCAAGTTCCAGAGTTTCCTGATTCCCAGGAATAAACGGCTTTCCAGCATCCGCTTGTATTGGTAGTGGTTTCATACACCAATAACGCTACACATCCTGCTGGACCCCATCTTGTAGCGGTTGTCGTGTTGTTGGCATAATACACGGGTTTAGCACCTTTTCCGTTCACGTTCAACGTGGATGATGCGACGTTGTTGAACGGCATTCTCAATGCAATCATTATTCCCTCGTGATATGCGGAGGGGAAATTTGCGATTGTAACGGTAAGCGTAGCGGTAGCGGTAGTTTCGTTAGGTCTGGCATAATAGAGAGGGTAGGATTCGCTGAATGTAGTTCCATCGAGTTCCAATCCAGGTCCTCTACTGTAAGTGGTGTTGTTATCGGTTAATTCGATGGTAGTATTGCTCGAAGCATTTGCCGTGAACGTTCCTTTCTCAGTACCACCCTGTTTGATGGTAAGTGTGCCGTTGCCTACCGAGGGGTATGCGGGCAACGATACCACACCAGAAGATGGGTTGTAAGCGGTAGAACCTACCTTCACTTGCGTGACAGTACCGACAGATACGTTTCCTGTTCCAACTAATGAATTATTATTGACGGTCTTGATTGACTGATGGGATGTAAGGAATCCGCTATCATTGGTTAATTCAGAAGTTGCGGTAGGTACTGTGATGTTCGCGGTAACATTACTAGACTGATTGGCAGTGAATGTCTGAACATCCTCACCGTTCTTTTGAATGGTGAGTTTACCGTTATTGACAGTATAGGTATGGTCGGGAGGGACCTGCCAAGTACCGTCTGCTCTCAGATATTTGGTATTGTATCCATCCTTCGGGGGAACGGCATTCACATATCCGACAGAACCGTTTGCCGAAGATGTAGCACCTGTCATAGGTGTCCAGGTATCTGTTAGAGCAATTGTAGTGTTGCTCGTAGCATTTGCTTTGAATGTACCCATATCTGTACCGTTCTGTGTTACGGTAAGCGTACCGTTCCCAACCGAGGGGATTGTTCCCGTACTAATCGTGATTTTCTTATTGGTAGCATCAGCCGTTACGGTAGTACCGCCAGAACCAGCGAATTCCAATGCTACGTTAGAGGATTGATTCGCAGTGAACGATTGTGCTTCGGTAGTTCCTACCTTGAATTGGATTTTACCGTTGTTGACGGTAGGAATCGTAGGCTTATTGCTCAAATCGTTGTAAGAACCAGAAGTAGCCACGGTTGACAGGACAGGAGTGGAGATGGTAATCTCCTTGCCAGTAGCATTGGCGGTGACAGTGGTACTTCCTCCACCAGCGATGTTAATGTTAGTAGTTCCAGTAGCATTAGCGGTGAACGAACCAGCCGTAGTTCCGTCACCTTGTATATTTAAAGTACCGTTATTGACGGTAGGATATGCTGGCAAGGATACAATTCCATTCGAGGGGTTGTAAGCGGTAGAACCTACCTTCACTTGCGTGACAGTACCTTCATTGGTTGTGTATCCAGCATCATTGTTAAATGCTGATACATTGGTAGGTACGGTAGGTATCGTAGGCTTGTTGCTCAAATCGTTGTAAGAGCCAGAAGTCGCTACCGTAGAAAGAGTGACAACATCCGTAGTCGTACCGTTGATTGTTTTCTGTATCTTTTTAGTGGATGTGTTATAAGCCACATTGGACACGGTTGCGGATGTGTCTGCTTTTCCAGATATGTCGGGATAAGAAGGTAATGAGATTACTCCATTTGTAGGATTGTAGGCAGTAGAGCCGACCTTTACCTGTGTAACAGTACCAGTATTGGTAGTATAGCCAGCATCATTAGTCAATTGCGATACTTTCGTAGGTACGGTGGGGTAGGCGGGTAGTGATACAACACCAGATGTAGGATTGTAGGCGGTAGAGCCGACTTTTACCTGTGTAACAGTACCAGTATTGGTAGTATAACCTGCATCATTGTTAAATGCTGATACATTGGTAGGAACGACGGGATATGCAGGAAGGTTGGCAATCTTGTTCTGAACCACGGAAGTACCATTCAGTTGTACGTCATCCACCTTACCAGAATCACCGAATTCGATACCGCCTGTCGAAGATACAATCAATGCTTTTCCGACATTTGTCGTGCCTACCAAAACATTGTTCAGACTGGTATTTGCCTTTCCTGTTATGTCGGTACTGACCGTTATCTCATTATTTGCGGTCTTGGATACGGTTGTTGCACCACTTCCTTTGATATTAAGGGTAGTAGTGCCAGACTGGTTAGCACCGAATGATGATGCAGTAGTTCCATTACCTTGAATGTTTAGAGTACCATTATTGACGGTGGGAATAGTGGGTTTGTTGAGGATTTGAGCATCGCCAGAAGTAGCGTTCCAATCCGCATTGACATTGACTTCCGCACCTGCTTGTATCCCGTTCAATTTTGTAACATTAGCGGATGTGATTCCAGAATTGATTGCATCCCATTGGGTCTGTGTGAATGATGAATTATTGAGAGTGTATTCATACAACCAACCCGTACCGTCGAATTTGAATCTCCAATACCAATCAATGCCCGTTGTTATGGATTCGTTCACGGAAACAAACACATAATCGTTGCTTGTAGGGGTAATTGATTCTGCATTGAGTACGGTAGTGATTGCGTTACCCACGGTGGTTTCTACCGAAGATGTGGGAGGGTCAGTCCAGGTATCAACTACCGTCTGTGTGAATCCCAAATCCGCTACGGCATTGTATGTTCCGAGGAAATCGGCAGTAGAAGTACCGATGGATGAATTGACATAAGCCTTGATTCCCGCTTCGCTGATTGTCACATCATCACGGTTTCCGCTACCGATGGAATTATCCATCTTGACGTGACCGTAAGTATTCGCACCAGCGTGCGTTCCTGTGTGAGCATCGAGATTATCTTGGACTTCATCTATTGCGGTCTGTTGAGCCGTGGATATTGGCTTGTCAATATCACTGGTATTGTCAACATTCCCCAATCCAATCTGCGAAGCGGTGACATTGTGGGGATTGTCGGTGTCGTTTATGTGAGTATTCAGATTATCCTGAACTCCGTCAATCGCAGTCTGTTGATATGTTGATACGGGTTTATCCAAATCCGAGGTATTATCAACGTTCCCCAATCCAATCTGCATAGCGGTGACATTGTGAGGGTTGTTGGAATCGTCTATATGAGTGGTCATCCGTGAATCAACGATAGAGATTGCATCATACACTCCACCGCTTGAAACATAATTGCTCGAATTGGCGGTAGGAACGGTGTCCATAGACGCATTCACGACGCTTTCCAATCCAACCTGCTCTTTCGTTACCGAATGAGGATTATCGGTATCGTTGATGTGCTGAGTGATTCTTCCATCTACTGTATTGATGGCAGTATACACTCCACCGCTTGACACATAATTAGTTGAATTAGGTACAGGGTCAGCATCCATCGTGCGGTTCTCTACATTACCTAATCCAACCTGTTCTTTCGTTACCGAATGAGGATTGTCAGTATCGTTGATGTGGGTGTTTATTTCACTTTCAACCGCTTCTATTGAAGTGTACACTCCACCGCTTGTGACATAATTAGGGGAGTTCTCGGATGGAACATTGTCCATCGGGTAATTCTCCACATAATTCAAACCGACCTGTTCTTTCGTTACCGAATGAGGATTATCAGTATTATTGACGTGTTCCGAAAGATGGCTATCTGCTTCTGCGACGGCTTGACCCATCGCCTGATATACTGCACCGCTTGTGATGTAATTGGAAGAATCTTGGGATGCGTAACTATCCATCGGATGGTTCTCCACATCTCCCAGACCGACCTGCGCTTTCGTGACTGCGTGAGGATTGTTCTCATTGTCAATGTGTGCTTGCAGATTGTCCCTGGTAGATTGTGTTTCCAAATCCACATATTGCTTATTAACAGCCTCGTTAGGGTGTTCGGGTGTGGATACCTCGATTTTGCCCGCATCAGTACGAAGAACGAGAGTCGAGGGAGTTTCCGTACTTGTTGCAAGTAGCGAGGTTTCGGTCTTCTGGCTATCTTGAGCATAGACTAATGTACCATTATGGTCCTCGGTGAATTTATCGACCTTTGTATCAATATCTAATCCAATCACATCAGCCAACGCATCTAAATCCGATTGTTTGGCGAACATATCTCCCTCTGCCCACGGGAGGACGATATGTTCCTCGATTGCATCCAAACGTGAATCCAGTCCAGAATCTGCACTGGCTCTGGTCTGTGCTTCGGAGTCGATTGCAGATTGCAGGGTCGTATCGTTTGCTTGTCTTTCTGTACTTTCCTGACTGATTGCACTCGTAAGAGTGGAAACATCAGTCTGTCTGTCCGTGGTTTCCTTTGCAATAGCCGTTTGCAGATTGGTGACGGCTTCTGCTCTGGCATTGGATTCGATTGTAAGGGCATCGTTAAGTGCCGTATCTCCTTGTTCCCTGGCATTTACCTCGGTGGCGAGATTATCGCTTAACTCGTCGATTTGCGTACTGAGATTGGATACTGCTTGCGTCCTGTCACTGATTTCCCTATTGATTTTGCTATCAAGTTCGGAATCTGCGGTCGCCCTTGCCGAACTTTCCAGATTAATCGCATCATTGAGATTATTGTCACCTGAAATCCTGCTACTGATTTCATTATCAATCTGTGCCTGGATATTGCCAGTGACTCCTTGCAGTGCTTCCAATTCAGTCGGAAGAACATCCGCACCTATGACTGACCCGTATTCATCGGTGGCTAATACTTTGGAGTCCAATTCATTATTATCGAAATTGAGAGTCTGGGTCTGGATGTTCCCTCTTACATCCACGGATTTGTTGATTTCAACATTATCGCTGGCAGTGGTGAGGACAGGTTCAAGTACCCCATCATCCCTTACGACCAATCCTTTCTGTACTTCGAGTTGGTCCTTGACCTCTGCACTCCCGTAAATAGTCGTGTCACTACCAAGTTTGATTTTTTTGGTTGCCATTTCAATCTCTCCAGGAATAATTCACCAATCTGACCGTTGCATAGACTGTTTCGTGCAATTTGCTGGATACGGTAATACTCTCAGGTAATCCAGATGAAATATTATAGTTAATCGAATACGGAAGGATTACATCATCTCCCTCTGCATCCTTGAATGAGCATTCTATACCTACATTGGCATCAATATCGAGTAATGGCGCACCGTTCAGGAAGAGGTCGATGGTTTGGTTCTCGTCATTGAAATCGAGGGTCTTTTTCAGTTCCTGTCTTCTCCATACTGGCGCATTCCCATATCCACGTCCGAGAAGGACGGCATTAATCCCTCCATAAGTGGTAGGTGCATAGAAGCGTGGGTAAGATGTGACCGTATCGTTAAGAATCGCACCGCCAGGCAATTGCTTCCAATTATCCAATACGTTGTATGCACCGTAGAGTTTGTACCATACTCCCGAAGATAACACGGTAGCGGTATCTCCCGTTTCAGCCTGTGCGAGTGATGTGAGTTGGTATCTCTGTTGTACCTCGAAGTGGTCCTCTGCCAAATCGGTAAGAGCAATATCAATTAATGTACCGTCTACACGGGTGAACGTGAATGTTGCGGTAGTGGAATTATATGCCACATCCAACAACACGTCTGCGAATTTGGGATTTCTTTCTGCCGAAGCATCGTGTAATGCGTCCAATGCCTTATTGACTGCGAGGGTTATGATATTGAGGGAATAGAATTCAACCAATCCGTCGGATGTATTCTTTCTGAATCCTAACTGAATGGGCAGTTTCCCGCACTTGACCGCACTCATTATCGCACCAGATACGATTACCCCGTCATTACTATCCAGTTCGATATACGGACGATATGCGTGACCTTCTTTGTCAACCAAATCCACTCCGAAATCCACTCTCTTGATATATCCCGCTAATGTATCGCCTACATCATTCCAGGAAAATTGAAGACGGGTTTCCTCGGCATCCCCGATTGTACCAATGGATGAACCGCCAGTAGATATTGAATCAACTTCCATCAGGCGGGTCGATGAATCGTATGTCAGATTGACGGTCAGCATTATATCGGATGGTATTAGGTAATAACTTTATTTAATTTCATTTCAAGTATATTGATGGAATAATACTGCGTATTATCTCCAATGAATTTGATTTGGATATTGAGATAAGGTTTTGTAAGAGCATCGGCAGGTACGTCTATACCTCCTTCATCGACCTTTTCTTCCCTTTCGAACGGATAATCCCCTGGTTCATATTCATAATCGGGATTGTCGGGGATTTCGGGATATTCCATTCCCGTGTCCTCCATCAGTTCTGGGGGGAATAACGATTCTCCCTCGTGTGCGCTTATGTGATAAACCGCATCCTCGAAGGACTGTTCCCACGGGAAGAAACAGTAATTGTTGCGTGAATCGTATATCCACCAGCCATCTCCGTTTTTGTATGGAATCATATAGTATTGATTATCCCATCCGATGATGTGCAGAATCACATCGGTCGGTAATGAGGGTGCAGGTGTCAGAGGTAATGGAACGATGTGGGATTTATCGAACACACAATAAGCCGTATAGCCTTGTTGTTTTGCCCAATCCCCGACTAACTGCCAATACTTCTCAATGATAAAATCCAGATGGACGTAATTCCTATCGCCCTTGCTCATTCCCTTCGGGGTAATTAATCTACTCGAAATGAGCCGTGTATCTGGGTCGTATAGAATCTCGTATCTCACGATACTTTATCAAAAAATGAATATAAAAAGGGGTAGGGGGTCGTATGAACGGATAGGATGTATCTATAACCGACCCCCATATTGTTTTACTCGTCTTCCTCAGACATAGTTCCAGCGAAGTAGTAGAACTTGTTATTGAGTTTTCCGTTCTTCTTCTGTCCCTGTCTGATGATGGCTACGAGCGTTCCAGAGGTCAGGATTGCGGGGTTGACGGAATTGACCGCACGAAGGTAATCCCAGAGGTAGCGTGCTTCGGTACGGATGTAATGCTTCGTCTTCTTTTCATCGTCAGCGAAGTAGAAGTCCATTCTGAAACATTCCTTGTCCCCTTCCTTGTAGCGGTCAGGCATCGTGTCCTCTTTGTAGCCTGTGATGATAAGTGGCATATCGAGGGCATCCGCAACCTTCACGAGTTCACGGTTTGCGATTAGGGTATCTTTGTATTCAGGTTTCTCAAACAGTTCAGCGATGTTAGTTAGTTCAGTCATAGTTTTCACCATCAATAATAGTCATTTCCAACAAAATATTCATCATCGGGTTCTGTGAACACAGGGGAATTCATCACTGACCTTATGAAATCCTTCGGTGAGGTAGCGATATGAATTCCACTTCCAATGAGTTTGGGTTTGTCGGTTGCGGGAACATCCTCGGATTTCTCCATCGGTTGTTCCTGTGGAGGTTCAGCGGGTTCGTCCTTCCCATCAACAGGCTTCTGCGCTTCTTTCAAGCGAAGATACCTATCCTTAACGTGTTCCTCTATTTCCTCACAACTCATATTCTGAGATAGATAGAAATGGATGGCACTCGTGATACGAGGACCGAACTCGCTGATGTAGTCCCTAAAATGCCACTTCCATACTTCGATTGCCGATGGGATGGCTTCTGAGTTTGTCTTGGCAATCCTTTCTTTCAAAGTTCTGAGATAAGCATCAACGCTGGATTTCTCCTTCGTTGCGTTTATGAACATTGTAGCGGAAGCGGATTGAATGGCACTTTCCTCCGAGAACATAGTTCTCGCTTTTTCAACACACAATCCATAAACGTCCGACACTCTCTCGATTACTTCCTCGAATGCAATATCCTCGGTTGGCATTTTAGACACATCCTGGGGGTTTTCCCCATAATAGAATATATCTTAATAGTATTTAAATATATCTTAATTAGTGGAAATATACCAAAAATCCGTAAAAAAATTACGGGGGTTTCCCCCCTGGGTTTCAGAGTTCCTCGAAGGAAATCTTGGGTTCTTCCTTTTCTTCGACTTCGACGAATTTCACCGCATCTGCGATTGCTTTCGCCTGTTCCTCGGTAGCACCGCTTTCCGTTGCCTTTTCCTTGATGAAAACATCAAGGCGGGTGTTGAGGACACGAATGACTGCCCATCCTTCGGTGAATCCCGCCATACAAGCAACAATCAATCCCATCAGATTGTTGGGGATAGGATTAAGCATACCCGTATCCTTCACGCTGACGACAGTGAAGATGACGACACAGACACCAGCGATGGCAGTGACGAGATACCTGTTGTCGAACACAATGGTCTGCCCATTGGCTTCGACTTTCAGTACGGTCTTGCGGAATTTGGTCCTGACCGCTTCATTGACTGCAAACACGATACCGATTACGAGTCCAATGAGAGGAAGCAGAGGAAGTCCGAAGACGGATTCGGGAATGCACTCGAACATTCCAATCACTCCCTCTTGGACGCTTTACATTCCTTGCACTGTTTGAGGGTTTTAATCTCAACACCGTCATTGGCACAAATCTCGCACTTGCACCTGAACGGTATGTCGGATTCCTGCCTGAACACGCAGGGTTTGGTTGCATTCAGTTTGGAGATTTCCTCCTTACCGACGGCAATTGCTACGGACTGGAACACAGGGTAGTATTTCACGAAGAACTTGAATTCTTCGGTGTGTTCTTCGTAGAACTGCCTGTTCGCCTTTTTTTCTGCACGGGGAGAAGTCCCCTTTCTTTTAAGTTTGGTCTTTACGTTTGCAAACATTGTAGAAGCCACCTCTACATCTGGGGATAGTTGGTGTCAAAATATAACATTTACCAAATATCCTTGACTGCCGAAAAACCGCAGACTACCGACGGAGTACTCAGGGATTTATTCGAAAAAAGATAAATTTTATTCTCCGAGGATTCGCATACTGATGCCCAATTTCCCGCAGTTATCTCCGTAATACCGAATGTGATGGTGACGAAATAATCCTCCGTCACACCGTTGGATACGAATGAATATTTGTAAGGGTATCCGCTGATTGTGTTATCTGTGGAGGATACGAGAGTAAGGTCCCTTGCCGTCGTATCTGAATTGATTATTGCACCGTTGAGTGCATCATATACACCTTTTGACGTGATAAGATGGGGAGGGTCATACTCCGTACCATCTAATACTGAATCAACCGTCACAATGCCCAAATCAGACACAATCGAAGAACCGTCGGAGAGCCTTATGTCCGTAACATCCCCCGTCATTCCCGTCAGTTTGTTCGCCAATTCCTGTGAAAGAGTGGTTTCCTTCATAACCCCGAAGGTATATTCGGAAGTGAACTCTGGATAGGCTCTGATGAACGTCGATAAACGTAGCATAAACGGGTCGGTCTTGTCGGGATTGGTTTCCCCCTCTATGGTGTCTGGTTCGCACAGATGGGTGTTGGTGAGGGAGATGTTGTTCACATTATCGACAATCTTCTTGGCATAGGTGTAAGTAGGTATTGCCTGTTCCCATCCCGAACCGTTGTCGTTGCTTATAACCTCTGATAAAGTGATAGTGATTGAACGTGTCGGGTCTTTGTATCTCTTTACCAGATTGTCAGCGATAATCTGGCAGGTGTTCGTTCCATTATAGGGATAGGATTTCATCAAATCGGATGAAACCATCGCACCCGCACAATCCCCATACATCCTCCTGCTCGGTTCGTTCTCTGCTTCCCCTTTTCCACCGTTCATCACGACAATCTGATTGTTCACGATGGTTTCAGAACCTTCGGAGTTCTTGGAGGATACACCGATTAACTTCTTGAACATCATCAAATCGAATTTGGTGTAGTTTTGATATTGAGAGGTCATTCTGGGGTAGATGTTCACCACCCCGTCAGCACTCGGATTCCCTGGGTTGGATGCCAACGGCAAATCATCCCCGTAACAAACATAATACATCGTGTTGTGTCCGTCCTTGTCAGCGAAGAACACGAAAGCATTGTCTAACAGACAACACATATTGATTGCCACGAGGGTAGGCATATTCTCCTTGAATGAGATGGTGTAACCTGGTACGGTCCTCGTAAGACTCACGGATGAAGAAAAGTAAGGTAGGAAATCGTCAACGTATGTTTCCCCGTCTTCCCCGTTCACTATCGTCGTATTGCTGGCATTCGTAAGATTCAAAGTGCTTTTCCAATCGTCGAATATAGCCTTGACAATCTGCGGAGGGTCGTGGATGTTTTTCAGATTTTCCGCAAGCGTGTATGTGAGTGTAGCGGTGTTGAGTGTGATTTCTATTCCCGTAGCCACTAAATCATACTCATTATCGGTGAGCCATATCTTGGTAATAATGAATGTACCTTTATCTACTGCATCAATCAACAGGCGGGTCTTACCCTCTACTACCGAGTGCATCAAATCGGGGTATTCGTCGTCGATGTTGTTCTTATCGACCTTCATTTCCAGATAGCGTAAAGGTTGCTCTGGTCCTCCTTGGAAACGGTATTGGATTACGAAGTCAATGATGTTGTAAAGATAGTGTTTCTGATTTCCAGTTCTGGTGTCATCGAAATCATCCAGATATATCCTCATTTCAGTTCTGTTCTTCATTTTCTACCACCCATATCACATACAACGTAGTTTCCTCGGAATCGAGAGGAATCCCTTCCGTGTCCGTCGGATGATATATCGTTCCCGTTCCATCGGGGGATTTACACCATCCTGCATTATGGGGTGTAATCCCCAATTCCGACACTGCTCTCGAATCCCAATCTGCGGGGATAATCGGAACGGGAAGTTGGTTCTTCTCTGATACCCTGACCATATTGGTATCGTCGTTCTGCGCTTCGGGAAGGGATGATGCTGATTTGTAATTCGCATCGAAGATGATTGTGTAGTTGGCAACCTCTTTCACTATGTTCGTAGCACCGATGGTGAACGCAATCGTTCCAGCCAGGGCATAAGTCTGCCCTGGCTTCTGGGAGGGTTTGAATTCGGATATATAAGCATTAGTCACATTGAGTTGGGGATAGAACTCCTTCTTGGAATCGTCTGTCAGATAGTAAATCTTACACCCATCGGTTTCCATCTGCCATCTGTTGACGAGGAATCTTTTCATTATGTATATCCAAAATCCATTGGACCATTGTTTGGGGTCGGAGGGAACGTATTCCTCGTTCACGATTTCCCCCAACCTGTCGTCTGGCTCTGGGGGATTGATGCGAATGAACTCGAATCTGTATGTACGGGTCACACCCAAATCCATAGCAAACGCATTCTGGGCAGGTTGGGTAGGCATCCCCGATGTTGTTTTTGATATGGTATATGTGTTGGATATGTCCTGAATCAATCCTATATCAATATCCTGGGACACAATCATCCCGTTCAATGCGAACTTGAACAATACTCTGAATTTATTATCGTTCTCAGGCATTCTTCATCACCAGCGCATCCCTCCAATTCTGATAACGGGATTTCATTCCACCGAGGGTTATGGAGAATGTAACCTCTATGACCGTTTTATTCTGTGCCGTGTATGTATCGGTGTATGAACCGAATATCCCATTATAGCCTTTCAGTACATATTTGGTATTATTTTGTTCGAATATCAATCCGAGATTGTTGTATCTATTCTCGGTATCGTATTCAGAAACATATCCCAACATATCGTAGTTGTCCCCGTACCCCATCAGTTTCCCGACGACTTCCGCAATCCTCAGATTTCTGGGTAGCATAAGGAATTTGATGCCATCGGTAGAGGACTGCCATCTATCCACCAATCCTCTCATTTCGGTAATCCACTTGCTATTGGACCAATCCCTCGGATTGTCGGATTTGTCATTGAACACATCTGGGGATTTGCGTATGATGTTCACGCTGATTGTTTCCGTACAGTTCAGATTCGTGATGAATGTGTTCTTGGATTCCATCGTAGGAGTGGCATTGGAGGATATTCCCGTATTGAATGTTTCCGTATGGGATTGGAGTACCCCCAAATCAATCTGTTTGAGCATCCTGTCATTGTCGAAATTGAACAATTGCAGATAAGCCGAATCCCTATCCATATCCGAGTACAGATATGTCCAAGTTGCGAAGCAATCGGTGGGATTGGACGGAGGATGTTGCAAATCCACGAGGTTTCCGTCACCGTCCACCCAACCGATGAATTCATATCCCTCACGAGGTGGGTCTTCTGGATACAATCTGCTTCCCTTCAATTCCCAATCCCCTGTCTGGGTACTGACGAAGAACACATTGCTTTCCTTGTTATCGACGATGTTGTTATTGTAAGGGACTTCGTTCCCGTTCACATCTCTGGTGTAGAAGTAGATTAATTTACTATCGTAAATACTCACGGGCAGATTGATTTCAACATACTGAGATTGCTCGTTCCAGGTCTGCTTCTTTCCCTTTATCGTGAGGGTTATCGTTACCTGTTCGTTTGCCCTCACTCCACTCAGACGTATCGTTCTTCCGTCTATCTTAGTGATGTTGAGATATGAGGATATTTCTCCCTGTGATACGGTGGAGGAATATTCCACATCTCCTACCCAATCCGAAGGAGTGGTGGTGACTTCAATATCTATGGTTTCCCTGACCATCACCACGATATTGCTCATATCAGTTGATAGTGATTGCAGTTCCTTCGGTTTCAGTTTGGAGAAAAGTTGAGGAATGTTCTGGGGGATGATTGCATTGTTCTCCACTGTGTATTGCGGTGTGTAGGTATAACTTCCAGAATAAACCTGGGAGGGGGTGGGGTATTCTACATTGATTCCCCATCCGTTCAATTCATACCCATCCACGGGATTTCTCATTGTGCGAGGGAGGTTAATCGTTTCGGGATAGTTTGCAGTATAACTGTTATCGAAAACAAAAGTATCCTTCAACGTGTCCCAGAGGGGTACACTGTAAGTGTATATGCGGATTAAATCAATATCTGCCGTTGGTTGATACGATGTATCGGAGGGAAGGATTATCCTCTGGAATGTGTTCTTGTCATACCAACCAATATAAGTTATCCTCGATGCGATACGATTCTCTGGAAGTGTTGCTCTGTTAGGATAGGTGATTACCTGCGTTGAAAGAGGTTCAGACTGCCCGTAATCAAAGAATCTGACAGTGTACTGATTAGCCGTGAACACGGACGTGAGAGTTATGTCAGAAACGATACGATAACTCGTATTCGGAGGATATATGGTAGTGCCGTCACTCCATCCGCTGAAATAGTAATTGGCAAGTGTCAGATTAGGTAGGGTTATGTTCTTCAAGTAGGAATCGGTTATCGGCTGGATTACCGATGGCACTGCACCTTCCGTGATTGAAAATGATACAGTGTATTTGTTCGGAATCCATTCGTCAACCAACTCCACATCCGTGAACAGTATCAGAGGGAATGATACCTTTTCCCCGTTCCAATCCCATTCTTTGAAAGTATAATGGTCCTGCGTGCCAGGGTCGGGTTCGTTTATGGGTACTCCCGATTCGACGGTCACTCTCTTTATTACAGAGGTATTCCCCGAATGCTGAGTATAGGTGAGGGTGAACGATTCGGGCGTGGAGGATATGTTTGCGGTAAAAGTAACATCGCTATTCAGATTGTCGGGATTCAAAGCATACGGACTGTCACTGTACGGATATGTCCCAGACATTCCTCCCGTTACCGTGTATCCCTGGAATGTGTAGAATTTGTTGGTTCTTTTACCGACGATTGTGTTGCCGTTCTTTTCAGCAACCGCAAAATTATCCCATCTTGCGTTCAGAGGAAGTCCATAACGTAACAACCCCTTCTGTACGAAGATAGACCATTCAGTTCCGAGATTAGGTAATGTAAGACCTGGATATTCTACATAGTAACCGCCTATCTCCGATTGTACCTCAGACCAGGTATCGACAATCTTGAATTGCGTCCCGATAAGGCTATCTCCCGATTGATATGCAACGAGATATGTTCCCAATGTATTCGCTGGTCCGTCAAGAAGGGCATAATACCTCCATTGATTGGATGTACCGCTTGGACTTCCCCCTCTTAATATATACACATCGAATCCAGAATCGCTACTGACTACCCAGGAACCCGATACCAATTTGTATATCCTAAAATTCGGTGTATTACTGAGTGTTCCACCATATATCGGTTTGGGGATTTTATCGTAAATTCCTACATCCGATACATCGAAATAATCGGCATCATAGGTATAATGGGAAAGACTTACCTTTCCTCCATAGTAATTCTCCCCTTTTTTAAAACACAATACGATATTACCACCACATCATCTTACTGCTGGCTTTACCCACGGTCTTCTCCAATATCCTCTGAACCTCCCCACCTATCTCGGTAGCATTGTTGCCTGTGATGTAGAAATTCATAGTATTACCGCCATTGAAGTTCTCCGTGTTGATTTTGTAATCGTTTTCAAGCCTGTCCAGTCTGGAATAGTCGTTGGCGACCTGATTGAGTTGATTGAGTGGAATAATGGCTTCTGGACCTGCTTCTCCCGTTATGCTCAATGTGGGTTGGGTCACGATTCCTCCCTCTGCGAACAGTTTGGGAATACCCAATGCTTCGCCTATCACACTGAGTCCTTGCACGATGGGATTGGACGATACAAGCGAAGATGTTGCCTGACTGTTTGCATTTGCACCACCGAATAAAGTACCGACGGGGTCTGTGGTTATATTCTCAATGAAATCTCCGACACCTTCCACTATCGGTCCGACGAAGAAATCATACAATCCTTCTAAGAATCCGAAATAGGTTTCCAAGTCCTTCCAAATCCCATTCCAAACATCATTCAATATCTGTGTAAGGTCGAAATCTTCCCAGAACGTATCCCAATCAGTAAGCATATTCCACAAATCAGAGATTATGGAGATTATGGAATTGATACCTATTCCTACGGGTGTTTGCGTGAACCAATCCCAGATTGCCGATACAAGGTCGTTGAATGCATTACCCAACCATTCGGTGAACCCGTTCCACGCATCTACCAATCCGTTCCAAATCATATTCCCCAATGCCGTGAAGATTGGCGGGAGTAGGAATCCGAGCATATCTATCAATACAGTGAATGTCATTTCCACTGCTCTGGTAATCAATCCTACCCATCCCTCTTGATTGTAGATTTCCCACGCTTCCCCCATCCATTCCCCTATATCCTGGGCTATGTCGGTAATCATAGGCATCAGTTCCATAGCCAGTATCGTACCGATGGGCATCCAAATCAACTGTACCAATTGCCCGATAATATCGAATACCTGACGTAAGGCGGGACTTGCACTCATTAGGAAGTTGAGTATCTTTCCAACGTATTCAGCGACACTCGTAGCACCTACACCGATGGCAGAGCCAATCTCTCCTGCCTTGCCTAAAATCCCACCCAACGATTGGAATGTTTCGGAATTTTTTATTTTAGTAATGCCGATTACGTCTTCCACTTTGTTCATAATCGAACCGAGGGATTCTTTGAGGGATGCTTTATGTTCATCCTCGGCTTTTTTACCATCACTATCTTCTTTGGCTTTCTTACCGACTTCGGAATCATTGACACCTTTCTTGATTTCATCGGTAAGTTCCTCTTTGGAACGTGATTCTTCGGAGGGAGTGGGAGTCTTGGCTTCTGTTGTGCTTTCTTTTGGTTCGACGTTCTGAGGAGTTGCTGGTTTGTCGGGAATATCCAATCCAATACTGACGTACCCACTCATTTTCGATTGGAATTCCTTTATGAATTCCGACATTCCGTAGTCGTCCAATTCTGGATATACAACTGCTTTCAATCCCTGTTCTACCATCAATCGCCACCCCCGAACAGTTTGGCTATGTGTTTTGCGATTAATATTGCTTGTGATTCCAATTCCTTGTATTTCTGCTCGTTATAATACGCTTGCATAAGCATAATATCTGTGTCGGTCAACTCCCCCCAACCAGAGGGAGTACCGCCATTGGAAAGATATTGAGCATACGCTATCAGATATGATACGTTAGGGTCTTGCGTACCCTCGGCAACGGCATTACGGAATCTATCGTAACCTAAAAGGATGTGCTGATGTCCGCTTATACGGATAAAGGGTCTATCTGACCTATCTCCTTCATCGTTTCGCCCATCTTCTTCAACAGGTCGGGTTTGTCGTCGATGTAATCCATAAACGACTTCAAATCCAGAAGGGGTTCGATGGCATAATCGTTCAGATGCCACGGTGCAGACTCCACATAAGAAAGAATGGATAATTGATACATCGTGTATCCTTTCTTCAAGGATTTGATTTTGATGAATTCGTCACGTTCATTGTCTGACTGCATCCTATTGCATTTCAGCAATTCCTCGTCCGTGAGAAGATACGAGTAGATGGAATTGGTAAGTGCAGTGGAACGTTTCACATTGGGTTTGGACATAACGATGTTCCCGTCGTCGGTGTCGATGATAAGGGTGGGATGAGTTTCCATAGAGAAGGATAAGGGGTTTGGATTTAAAAGGTTTAGTTGGCGGTGAACGTCATATTCCCAGTGACCCTGACCTGTTGCCTGGGTTTGTAATCCACGCTGTCGATTGACCACTTGGTAGATGCGGGAGGGACTTCGGGGAGTTCCATCAGGAATCCATCAGGATAGTACATCTCCAATGTGTTATCCTCTCCGTACACGAAGGACACCTTGCGTGCGGTGGAGGGGTTGGAAATCAATGCGGTAGCAACATCGGGAGTCTTGATTACGATGAATCCCCTCAGTGCGGTGAGTTTGGGCGACTCGATGATTTCACTGTTGATGTTGTAGGAATTACCCCAGGAGTTCACACTGATGTTCTCGAACTGCGCATAACAGGAATATTTGTTGTCGGTGGTGGCGGTGGCGATACGGATGTTAGGAATCGTCTGCAATCCCTTCGTGCGGGGTTTGGAAGTACCATTGGGTGCTACTATATCGTTCCTTACCCCTCCCGTGTGCATACGGGTCTGCCATTGGTTTCCGTTGCGGGAATACACCCTCGCACCGATGCTGATTGCACTTACACCAGATTCGTAATAAGCGGTATCAATCCTCGAACCGCATTCGGGAACGGTGGACACCTGACGGCTGAACCCGAAACTCGTCTGTTCGTTATTGGCAATCTTGGTCCAGGCATAAGACCCGTCATTCAATTCGATGGTTTGCAAGCATCCCCACAACATAGGATTGATGGGATTCGCATCCACGAAATTGCTATCAGGAACGGTGTCGGTGAGGTTCATCGCTCTCAATTCGGTATCGACGAATACCCCGCCTTGAAGACTCGCCTTGATTGCCGAGGAATTGGATTCGTAGTTGAAGTTCACCCCACCGAGTACGCATCCCAGACAGATAATTGCCTGGTCGTAGGGTCCTCCCACTTCCCTATCCAATTTCTAAATACATAAGGTGAAGGGTCTTTGGGATTTGTTACTGTCGGGACTGAAAACGTGTACTCCTGTGTTACCCTCGGTGGCGAAGGAATATCCTTCCACTCCGAACAACAACCAATAGATGTTATTGTAATCCATATAGAGGTTGCCAGAGAACGTACCCTTGAATCTTCCCTCATATTGGATTTGCTGGAATTTACTCCCCAATCCTCCTTTCGTTGTGAACCCATTGTTCTCGTCGATTTGGAAGTCCATCCCGATTCCGATGTAATGCCAATCCTCGTTTGCCTTTTCCTTCCCGTAGGCATTCTTGTCTTCGGGTTTTATCCATACATTGACTCTCCATCCCGCCATAGTATCGCCTTAATCTTGCGCAGGGTTAACCCCACGTCCTCTGTTTTCCATATCGTTGAGTGTTCTATAAAGTTTTACGTCAATCACTGTATGATAAAAACCGACGTAATTCTGGTCACGTTTGTTGATTTGTGTGACTTCCAAATAATCCCAACCGTTCAGTTTCGTCCTTCCCGCACGTCTGAACTCGTGAAGAATCCTAATCACTTCCCTCGTCCACATACGATTGCGTTTCCTCCATTGGGGATTCTGAATATCGAAGGATATTGAACCAATTTGTTTCTGTGCATCGTAATCTATACCCATAATCATCGGGAACGTGACCGTGGAAGAATAGACGTAGATAGAACCTCCCGTGGTGTTCTCTCTGGTAGATGTTGCGCCAGAATCGAAATAGATTAGAGGATGTGTGTCTATATCGGCTGGACCCTGCAATTCCCAATTTTCCTTGATTAACTTGGCGAAGAACTCCTCATCGTCGGGGAGGAAACGATAATACTCGCTATAATCGTTATAATCCTCGATTGGGTCATTGAAGTCTGGCATTTTATCACGGTAATAATGATTGTGCAGTACCGCAGTTCATATTCCTAACGATTGCGTTGTCTATATCCTTCCTCCAATCCGCTATGGTTTCACGTTTGGAAGACAAATCGCCACCGCCAGCAAGTTTGCTTCTGTACCAATCGGTCTGCATAAGAGTAATCGCAACCAACTTCATACAAGCATCCTGAATGTCGTAAGGCGGGGTCGTATCCCTCCCGTAACGGTAGGTTATGCGGAATTGGTTCGTAGTGGTAAGAGTAGGGCGCATCCAGAAGAACTGACCTCCCTCGTAATCGAACCAGAATGATTTGTTCAAGTCATCGGTAATGTCAACCCACTCGTCCATATTCACACGGTATTCGAGTTTATCCCCTTTCGTCTTATCCCACGGAAGGATTGGGTTGATTAGTTGGGTCTGCCATCCTCCACGCTGATACGGGAGATTCCAACGGGTGGTGTTGGTGTACCACCACATATCTCCCCTGTCCATAATGTAATCCTTGTGCTGAATCACACCCCAGGTGTCCTGCGTAGCCGAATCCAATTGGTCGGATGCCACAAGGATACGTTTCTCCACCCAACTCTTGGTAGGGAACGATGAATCCGTGAGAGTCATAATCTCCTGCGTGCAAGCATCCCTGACCATCAGCAGGTCGATAACGTCCTCGGGGGTGCAATACCCTGTCAATCTGAGTGTTTCCCCTGTCATTGACAGAGCATTGTAATCCGTTTTTAAATAGTTTCACGAATCCATCCTACGACTCTCTGACAACTGTCCACGATGTTGTATCCGTGGAAGATGGGGTTTCCGAGTTCGTACAATCCATCGAAGAACGCTTTGATGACGGCTTCGAAGGAAAGTGCCTGGAATCCGTTGATTGTCGTACCGTTCACGGTCATATCAAATGTCTGCATCGTTATCTCTCTCCCATTTCTTCCAGAGTTCTTCGCATTCCCTTTCAAACTGTTCGTGCTTTTCATCAGCCAATTGTTCGAGCAACCTGTCGGAAGGTAGATGGGGTTTGAAGTACGGACACGGCTTTTGCGTGAGGATTGCGAATTCCTTCTCCGCATCGCATCCGTACTCCCATCCCTCGTTATTACTGTATGATTCACGATAGTGCTGACAGTAGTGGCAGGGGTTGTTTTCCATAATATCCTCCTTTCAATTCACTCTATTTCTGATTTCTCTCTCGGATGTTTCCATCCTACAATTAAGATATATACGTTTCAGTATATATAATTAATTAAGATATATTTCTTTAAAAAAATACGGTGTTTTTGTTTAAGATATATCCTAATCCTCATATTCGTGATAGCGTTCATCCCCGACCAGCCATAACGAATTGCACACCCTTTTGCGATATTCCGCTTCGTCCAATCCGTCAAAACGGCAGTATCCGTCAATAAGATTGATGGTCTTACGAGTGCAATATTGCTTTAAAACGCACGTTTCACAGTCGCCCATATCCATCTACCTCTTTTCGAAAACAATCGGTTTTAGAGGGGGTTCTCCCCCTCTGTTTCAGATAAGATTGACTGCCACCCTACCCTTCTCAGCCGAGGACTTGATTAGTGCGATGAATTGGTCGTCATCGCACACGAGTTCAAGGACTACCTTATGCATATTCTTCGGCTTCCCGTTCTCGTCCTCCACTTGGATGTACTCGTCACTGGTGTACCTTCCTCCGTAGAGGTAGCGGATGTTGTTCTCGTCGATTACCTGGAAGTCCTCTGGACTTGCGTTTTCAAGATTGATTTCCTTTGCCATTTTTCATTCCTCTCTTTTTGATATGTTGCGGGGGATTTCTCCCCCTGGGTTTTCAAGCGACAATCAGACGGGTCTTTGCGACCTGCCTTGCCAACTGCTCCTCGTACTTCGCCTTGTTCTCAGCACCCTTGCTGATAATCTTCTGAGCATCCCTGACAAGAATCTGCTCAATCTTCTCGGAAAGACCGAGGTTCATATCGACGGTGTGGCTTCCACCGACGTGGTAGGTGACGTAGGCAGTGCTTGCGTTGTAGATGTCCCAAACGCTTCCCTTAGAACCGAACTCAGGGTTCAGTTCCTTGCGGTGGGTCAGCACGTTCTCGACCTGATATGCGTTGAATCCGATTCCCCACAGAAGACACTCCTGCTCGTCGATGCTGATTGCCTCGTCCTTTGCGATGTGGATGCGGTTCTTGAGGGCATCAACCTTATCCATATAGTTCATCAGAACCTTTGCGAGTTCATCTGCAACGTTCTCCTCGGACTTGAAGTGCATAATCTTCACGTTTCCAAGGACCTCTCCGTATGCCATATAGTTCTGGCAGATTGCCCTGACTCCGAAGATTTCCCCTCCGAACTTGGAGTCACCGTTGTGGGAGTTGAAGAACCTCATTCCGAGCATCACGGGGTCTTCGAAGCCGTTCTTGACACCGAGGTTGATGTGGCAGTTAGGGTTAGCGAAAGTTCCGTAGCCGTTGAACCTTCCCTTGTTCTCGTCGAAGTGTCCGAACATATTGATGTTGGTGTCACGGACCGCATCAGCCATCGCTTCGATGATGACCGAGTGCTGGACTGGTTCGTACTTGCCAGAGTGGATTGCGTAAGGGTTGTTGCTCTCGTCCCCGACGATTGCGTACTTGTCCTTGACCTCACTGAAAGAGCCGTCCTCGTTCTGGAAGAAGCACTGCCTTGCGGTGACGTTCTCAGGTGCGAGTGCCCTCAGTTCCTCTTCGTTGGTGAAGTTGATGTTGCGGAACTGGTCTGCCCAGACGTTCTGAGGACGGGTGATGAGGTTCTTCTTTCCGACGGTTGCGGGGGTGTACGCTTCGTTGAAGTCGTACTCGATTCCTGCAAGTTCAAGCATCTGTTCCCTGTCTATTCCAAACATTTTCTTTTTCTCCTATTGGGTTTTTCCCAACATTTAAGATATATACTTACTAACTATATAAATATATTTATTTTCATATCAAAAATAAAGGGTGTTTATTTTCATAGTTTAAACAAAAATGATAAAAAACATATAGTCTTCCATTGTTTTCGGATATGGTGGGTTGGGCTTCCCGAGGTCATTGTTCCCCCAATCCATCAATTTCAAATTTTGAAATTCTTTTAAAATTCTTGAAGAATTTTGAAGAAAAATGAATCCCCCTTTCGGGGGTAAGTGAATTTACTGTCCGATGAACATCAGGGAAACGGTCACTGCGGATGCGAGAGTGGAAACCTCGGTGTTCGCAGTGGTGTAGAGAACGACCTTCTTGTTGGTCGCATCGTACTCCGCAACGTATCCCTTAGATGCCTGGGCAATCACGAAGGGTTGGGTGATGGATGCAGGAACATCCACCGCCACACCACCCGACGCATAAGTGTCGATGCTCATACTGACGACATAGACGTGCTTGTTGCCTATTCCCGCAGGTTGAGGACCGAACACTACTGCCACGGTATTAGCCATTATCCCACCTTCATCCGAGAAGTCCGAAGAAGGTCAGATGGAACTTGGATTCGGTGATGCTTCCAGCACTTACTTCCGTACCGTCGCTGAACAGTTTGAGTTTCTTGTTAGCGAGGTCGAATGCGGGAGTGTAGGTAACTGCACCATCGACTGCTTCGATTCCGACGACCATAGTGGGTTCGAAGGACTTGAAGGGGATTGCAACCCCTCCCGTAGCGTAGGTGTCGATGCTGATTTCGACAACGTAGGGTTGGTACTGGTTGCTTCCGATTCCACCGACTGCTTTGTAACTGATAGAGTTAGCCATTCTTAACACCTCACAGTTTCTGAGTAATCTTCGCCATTCCTCTCCAGGAGTCGGAACAGAGTTCTCCTTCCATCATAAACACTGCCTTGTTGGTCAGCATATCGTAGATTTCATACCTGTCGGTGGTACGGAAGTCCACGGGCATAAGTGCCTTGTACCAGATGTGGTCGAAGTCCTCAAGGTAAATATCTCCGATTGCGGGGGAAGTGGGGATAATCTGGGTAGCCTGGTCAACGTTGATGTTACCCTCGGAAATCCAGGGAATGTCGTTGTATGCTTTGGTAACGAATCCAACGTCACGTCCAGGAACGGTCTTCACTCCGTTGATGTCACGGGTGGTGAACACAGATTCCATATACCTGTTGCTTGCGGACAGAAGTCCTCCAATCCTCCTCTGTGCTTCGAAAGAACCAATCCAAGCCTTGTTCTGAGGGGATGCGGTGTTTGCCCAATAGGGTGCGCATCCAGACCAAGCCTTGTCGAGGTCGGAGAGGTCGAGAGTGGTCTTCGCATTATCGACATAGGAATCGAATGCGGAAGGTCCTGCGGACCTGTATGCGTACATAGAGGAAGTGGTTCCTCCGTAGGGGGATACCTCGCTTGCGGTGATAGTGGAGGGAGTTCCAGTAGCGAGAGAATCGTAGGACTGTCCAATCTCAGTGTACGAACCGATGATACGGGACAGTTTCTCAATCTGGATTTCCTCACCCTTGCTGGTAGGGGTTGCGACCTCGGTAGGACGAAGCATATCGAAATCGACCGAATCGGAATAGGTCCTACCCTGAATCTCTATGTAGTCCTGCCACCTGATGGTGTCGTCCTTGTTCTCCAAGTTCATAAGACCCATATCGTACTCGAAGGGGAAGGGAATCTCCTTGTAGGGTTCGAGGACCATAGCCAGGTCAGGCTTGGAGGGGGTTCCGAGAGGACCGCCACGATAAGTTCCGAGTCCACCCTTCTTTGCCAGAGAGGTCTGTACCCTCTGACCAGTCTTGTCCCACTGCTTGACGGGGTGGGCAGTGTAGGCACTATCACAGGCGAACACGACTGCACTGACGAATTGCCCAAATATCGGATTAACCGCACCAGTGCTTGACACCCCCATAGCGCCTGCGGACTTTTTCATAGCATTTGCGTAGAATCCGTTGAAAAGAGCATCGACGGATTTGTAAATAGGTCTGCCGTTTTCCTCGGCAAACATCCTGCCATCCATATCCATTGTTATACCTCTTGGATTGTTTAATTGGTTTGATTCGCAATACGATTGCAATTCTCGAAGACCTCATTGAGTGCTTGATGGAACACGGGTGTTTCTTCGGCATTCTCAGTCTTCTTACCGATGCCAATGTCACGCTGGTTCGCAACGTATTGCGTGGACACGGGCGGGCGGTTGTACGAGCCTTTTACCATTCTGAGATTGGTATTGGGTCTCGGTCTTGACTTCGCCACGGGAGTGGCTTCGGTCTGGACTTGTCTTTGGGATAACATCTTCTTCAATCCCATATTCTCCCTTTCAAGATGGGTGACACGCTTATCTAATTTAGCGAGAACTTTCACCATCTTTTCCAGGACTTCTTCTTCATCTTCATCCTCTGATTCTTCATCGTCAAGGTCTTCGATGGGGATGTAATCTTCATCCTCAACATCTCCCGAATCTCCGTCGGACTCTCCATCTGCTTCGGGTGTATCTTCCTTAGAATCATCGGTTATTTCCTCGTCGTCAACGGCAACATCATCGTCAACGGCTTCTTCACCCTCGGTAACATCATTGCCATCCACGGGTTTCCCTTCTTCATCGGTTGCTTCCTTAACGGGATTGCCGTCTTCGTCGGTGACTTCCTCGACAGATTCCTCAATTGGATTGCCGTTTTCATCCACTGCGGGTTCTTTTCCTTCGGATTCATCGCCCAGAAGTGCATCGAAATCCTCGTCAGCACCGAAAAGGTCGTCTTCCCCTTCCATCTCGTTCTGTTCTGCTTCTTCCTCGACGGTCTTTCCTTCTTCAATCACACCCAATGCCTGGGGAACGGAATCGGTAAGACGTGATACATCAGTATTGAGTTCTTCGAGTTTGGCATTCATAAGGTCGATTTTCTCAGAAAGGGATGCTTTATCCCCATCACGGTCTTTTCCGATATGTCTTTCCTCAAAATCGGAATAACCCGCTTTGAAGTCTTCCCACGCTTGTTCGCTGGTAATGTCTTCTGCTTTCATCTTATCTAATCCTTCCAATTCAGCGATATGCTCTTCTTCTTCGCCCTTGATATGCTCATAGACTTCAATCGCTTCGGGATTGTCAGATTCTTCGATTGCATCCTGATAACCGTCAATCGCCTCGACTTCATCATCAATAAGGTCTTGATTGGTAATCTTGTGCAATTTCTTAGCAGTCATCGGCAAACCCATTGAATAGCGATTAAAGTAATAGGTTATAAGCATTCTCATTGATTATTGCAATCCGAAGGTATCTTTCACGGATTTGGTATGTAATTTGTAGTACCTGTCCATAGCATCCTTGAACGATAGTTTGGATATGCCTTTATCATCGAATCTGCCCGCTATCGCCCGTGCGGTTTCGGGTTGCTTCATAGCATCGGTACATACCATTCCCTTCCTATCGAAGATAAGATGATTGATGTTGTATGTATTAGGGATGAATCCCTCTAACCCATCGTTCCCGCAACAGGATATGGCATCCCCCAACGGTCTTATGCGGTTCTCCCCTGCATAAATCTTCAACCCTACTCTATGTGCTTCTTCCTTGAATGCGAGGAAATCTTTTGTAATCACAGAGATAGGATAGGTGTAATCCCCTGCCACCTTCACCAATCCCTTACGTTTCGTTCCCCATTTCATCCCTTCTACTATCACTCCATACGCACCCGCTTCCTTGAACCTTTTGAGATTATCGAATACCTCCTGAAAATGATGATGGAAATAGGGTTGGATTCTTACCACTGTCCGTTTGGTATGCGGTGCTACCTTTCTCATTATCTCCAATCTTCTTTCAAAAGGCGGTGCATTTGGTTCTATCTTATCATAAGAGGAACAAGCCATAGAGAATTGCATAAGCACGTTGCATTTTGAAATCAAATCAATATAGTCATCATCCGCTACAACTTCCCCTTTCGTACAGATGATTGCTGGATATTGGGTTTCAGCCAATACCTTCAACATCTCATAAGTACGTCTTTTCTCCCTTTCTATCGGTTGGAACGGGTCTGTCAATGAGCCTATACGGATTGGAATATCCCAATCTATCCAATTGGTGGTATCATCTCTTTTACCCTCTATGAATCTTCTCAACTGATTGGCATTCCCGTTGTTTTCAGCATCCTCACCTATCTTTGCCGAGAATCTGCGTGCAAAACAATAAGTGCATCCGTGGGAACATCCTTTGTATGGGTCTATGCCTACGGGCAAATCACATAGCCAGCAATCGGAATTACAATGAACCATATTGCTGATTAAGAAATAGATTGTTAAAAGGTTTACGAAAAATTCAGAGCATAATCATTTTCTCGTCGCATTCCTTGTAGAATTTCTGGTCTTCCTTGAATTTCTCGATGATTTCTTTGGGAGTGCCCTTCTTCAATCCCTTGATGGTAGGGTATGAAGGGTCGGAGTAGTCCCAAACGACATACTCAAACCAAATCGGTTCTTTTATAGTCATTCTTTCTTCTCCTTTTTGTCGATACCGTAGGTCTTTTCGTAGAACTCTTGGGTATAGGGAGAATCCCCACGACCTGCTTTTCTACCGCCCTCACGGTTGTTCAGCATCTCGGCAACATCCTCCTCGGATACGTTTACTGATTCCCATTTCGCTTTTTCATCAGCCATAGTATCACACAATATAGAATATATCTTAAATGTATATATATCTTATTTTGACTTGAAGAATTTATCCTTGTTATCTTGGTAATATTTCTTCCTGCTCTCGGATTCTTCGAATGTTTTCACATCATCGAATAAGTCCGTACCGTCAATGTACTGCTTACGAATATCCCTTGCTCCCTTGTTGGTTGAACGGATGATTGATTCGGGAACGAATCTTGCCGTACCAGAACTTCCACCGCCTACGAATCTTTTGTTGGAGAAGAATACGCACCCATCAGGGTCAGCGACGATTCCACGGTAAAGCATCTTGTACTTGTCCTTATCGACTGATTTAGCAAACTTCACGGGTTTTTCTGAGGAAAACGTACCATCATAGATGAATGACACGTTATTGCGTAACGCTACATAGAATAACTCTTCGGCAATATCAGACGCTTCCCTATGACACGCAGGTGCTCTCAGTTCTGGAGGATAGTGCTTGTATTCAGGCAGAAGTTCCATAATCGCATCAGGGTCTATCTTGAACGCTTCCAATTCATCGGCTGAATCCACACCGAAGTCTTTCATAAGTGCTTCATCCATAGAACCCTTTCCAGATGCCGAACCTCCTCCGAGGAACATCACAATCTGTTTATCTGAATTCTTGCGTTTCATTTTGTTTAGATATTGAGCGATAATCCTGTCGTGCAGTTTTCTGCGTGCTTCGGTATATTCCCCATCCTCGTTCACGAACACATCATAGGTTGTGCGTGTACCGTCAAAGGTCTGCCCGTAGGATTTGAATTTCTTTTCAATAGGCATAACCACAGGGTAATATCCCAATTCGTTAGCAAGGTTGATGTAGTCCATTCTGGACTTCACTGCATCCTCGCCCTTACCATCTTTCATAGCAAGTACAATCTTCCCTTCACGGCTATCTGGGGAAACGAGTTGATTAATCTTTTCGTCAAATACCTTGTCTTCTTTCTTGGGTTTTTTAGGATTGCTTGCCTGTGCCTGTTGGCTTTGGGAATACAGTTCTCCCGTAGGTTCTCCGTCGATTAAACGTCTGCACCCGTCATTAGTCTTGTGATAACCAGGCGGGCAACGCTTTGCAATACTGTTGAATAATAGATATTTTGCAGAGGATTTGATGATGCGTTCCTTGAATTTATCCAATCCCACTTCATTCTTTATGAAGTCCTTGAAGGATAAATCATACTTTCCCGTAATTAATTGATAATATTCATATTCGATATGAGCAACGAGCAATTGCGACATAGAGTTGGCTTTATCCTTACGAACCATCACATCTTCCATCGCTTCCGCAAGTCTTTCCTGGGATGCGGATTCCGTAAGGTTTGCTTTTTCCTCGGAGAAATAGGCACGAGCAGGTCTGCCAGCACCGTAATATCCATAGCGTGTATAACATTCAGATGGCAGGATTTCAGTATTGTATAACTCCTTATACAATTCCTCACATTCTTTTACCCTACGTTTAGAATAATTATCCATCTCTTTCCATAGCGATTTTGATTGACGGCTGGCAATTCTGGATTTGGTTCTCAGTTCTTTTCTATCAGAATATTCCAATTTATCAAGATTGAACGGGAGGGTTTCTTCCAATGGTACTAATTTACACTCTATCTCTCCCCAATATTTCTTGACTTCCTGCATTTTGTATCCTTTGTTTTTCAAATATCCTTTGATTTCTTCCATATCATATTCTTCTGCACCATCAAGAGATATGGTCGCCTCTCCGTAATTTTTTCCATAAGGTTTTGTTGCTCTGAAACGATAACCCATTTCAGCGAAATCAGAACGGATTTGACTGCCCATATCTGAATTGACATCTAAATTATTCAACAAGGATTGGTCGTATATCGAGTTTGGAATTGGTCTATTCCTTTCTTTTTTGATACTCCTTACCCTCATCGAGAATAATGCAATATCGCAAGCGTGTCCCCATTCGTGAGATATGGAAGAATGTGCAGTCGAACCCTTGAAGTGGTATCCCCACATCGTGCGTTCACTCCCTCTTTCAACAGGGTCATATAATGGGTAAGGACTTTCACAATCCTCGTCGTTTTTTTCCATCGAAGAATACTCTGAGAGTTTGATTCCAATCTGACGGTCTTCACCATAACTGCACCACATCAATGCGTCGGAATTTTCATTTACCGTGGTAAATCCTCCGAATGATGCCATCGCATAAGGGTATTCCTCGAAAGTATCTACAAAATCGTTCAATATGGATTTTATGACAGGTGCAGGGATATTTTTCAGATTGTCTGATACTTCAATCCCACCATATTCATCGAATGGTGCAAGTGTTTCTTTTATCTTCCAGGCAGTCGTATGAGTATCATCTGACCAGACGGAATCATCGTTGAGTTTATCTCTCACGGATTTTGCGGTACTTTCGACCTGTTCAAAATATTCAGGATGGTCTTTGAGTATCTCCTTGCGTGTTACCCCCATAACATACTTCAAGGATTCTGGTTTGGCGATACCGTCCTCATAAGGTTCGACTTCGGGTTTCTTTTCTTCTTTCGAATCGGTATCGGGTTCGTTCTTGGGGTTGTAATTCTTATAATTGCGTTTCTTCCATTCTTCCTGTGAAACGCATTCCCCTGTTTTAGGGTCTTTCCATTTGCCTTTCGGACAACGACCTGAATTCTCCTTACTCCCGTTTTCTTGAAGATATTTGTAATTGAGTTTTTTCCATTCTTCGATAGGCACACATCTTCCAGATTTTTCATCTTTCCAATGTCCTTTCGGGCAACGTTTTGCAATTGCTTTGAAGGTTAGGTAACGCATACTCAGACCTTCTTCGAACCTACTGCGTGGATATTGCCATCGTCGGTCATTTCCTTCTTGGCTTTACGTTTCCTTCCGAACTTCTTATCGCCCGTAGGTGTTACGAGAGAAGGGGGTTTAGAGCCATATACGGCATTGGTAGCACCAGCATCGCCTACACCCATAGCACCGCCCTCTTTACGGACTTTCTTTTTGGAGGATTCCTTCATATCTGATTCATCAGCATAGTATTCCCATTCCCCATAGACTACATACTTATCGTAGTCCTCGTCATACCTAACGGTCTTCCACTCACCAGTATGCGGATTCCAAATCCTCACAGGAGGGATTTTCGTTTTACCCTTTGAAACATCATTTTTCTTTACTTTCTTCTTTGATGATGCAACATATCCGTCTTGCATCATTTCGTCATTGAATCTATTTACGGTATTCTGAATAAAGTGGGTAATATCACTACATACCTTGCTCAATTTCTTTCCGATATTCTCCTCACTCTCATAATCTTCGAGTTTCCAATAATTCAAAGGAACATTGGATATAGCCTGTTCTATCAATTCGAATTTTTCTACAATGAAGGTTACGCTATTCAGCCACCCCGTCTGATTTCCACTATAATAGTATTTACGAACATCGTTGCCTTTCTTTACCTTCTTCTTGGTGGATTCGTTAAGATAACCGCTTTCCATCGCCCTGTCGAGTTCGGTTTCGATAAGATGGACCTCTCCAAGCACTTTGTTTTTGAAATCCTGGTATTCGGGGTCATTGTAATCATATCCCTCAGAACGATAGTCATCGCAGAGTGCAAGGATTCTATTCGCCAATGTCTTTATTGATTCCCCTCTGTTCATCTTACCAATACCGTCTTTCTTGACCTTCTTGTATGCAAGGTTATTTTCGGATGCGAAATATTCCTCCCCGTCACGGTAGATATTCCAGGACCCTGCGTGCCAGGGTCTTTTAACCAACTCATTCAGAGCATATTTCAAATCCGCTTCCGATATTTGAGGTTCGGATTGTGAGATTTTAGCATATATTTCTTCAAAAGAATACCTTGTTTCGGGATTGTCGCTCAATAGCCAGATTATATTACTCTCGGCAGTCAGATTTTCAAAAGACCCGCCTTTCGCTACATCATCGGCTTTAAGACAATAATTATCGCCAATCTTCACGATGAATCCTCTGTCATACCAATCCAGAAACACTTCTTTGGGAATCTCTTTCGTGAGTGTGATATGCCCTATGTTGTCCTCGTGCGCCCATCCGTTACCCAATGCTTCCTCTATGGCTTGCTCTACACCGTAGTCGGGGATGATTTCGAATTGTTGTTTCTTTAAATCATAACGGAAGGGATAACCCAACTTGCTGATTGCTTTGAATAATCTATACTCATTGTTGATTGATTTGGCTAATACCTTACCATCATTGGAGATGTGGATGTTCTTGTACCCTTTATCCCTCAATACCTTCTTACACTTCTGCAACGGGCAGGTGGTGTAATCCTGGTGTACCACCACATCCTTCACGTTGAACCTCATCTTCTCGCCAGCGAGGGGTTGTTTTGCTTTGGCAATATCCTTACCTACGTTGATGAAGTAGGCTTCGGGATTAGCAGGAGTTTCGCAGATTGACAATTCGTAGAGGTCGGTAACATCCCTTTCGACATAGCATCCCCTATCATCGCATTTGTACCCGCCACGGGGTGCTTCCGCACCGATTGATACCGCTTGCTTCCTACCGCTTAATATATCGTCCCTCGCCCTTTCGAACACTTCCCCGTCGCGGTATATGTTGAAGTAGAACACAATCCCGTCTTGCCCTGTTTTGGGGTGTTTGCGTACATCCCAATTCCAGACAGTACCCACAGGCACATTAGAGTGGGAATCGTGCATTAAACCTCCGTTCTCGATGAATTTATCCGCATAATTTGCGATGGTTTCAACAGGTACTAACTCGCCATCGGCATCACGCACTTCCACGCTTCCCCAGGTTTCCACTGCAAGGGATGAGGGCGCATCGACCATTTTCATCCAGGCATCTACTTTCGCCTGTTCGGGTTCTTCGTTCTGCGATGCTTCATTATAAGCATCCATCCATTTCTTTTGGTCGGTTTCATCGAATGAGGAACGAACCTCGGAGGGGAGTTCTTTGATAGAATTGTATGCTTTGGAAATAGCATCGGACATAATTGGATTATGTCGATGATAGGTTATAAAAGTAAAGGGTTTAATCAGACGTAAACATAGTAAAGGATTTCATCATCACTGTCATAATAATCTTCGTCAATCTCAATATCTGCATCACGATATACTACGAATCCATATCCAGAATCAACTACCGCCCGTGCTACCTCGTTAATAGGTAGGGGGGTTTTTTCATCTACATTGGTTATCAATGTACCGTCATTAAGTCTGAACTGATATGCGAAATCTTCCGCTTGTGTGGGTACTAAATAATATCTGTTCCCTTCTCTGATATACGCATCATCGGGCAAATTAATAAGAAAATCGTGAATGTTCGAACAATATTCGAATAAATCCCCGTTGTTTTTGACTTCATTTATGATTTGGTCTTTGAATTTTGAATCTCCTTGATAATGGTAATGCTTATGTGCTATATTGTAACGAGATTTGACTATCCCGTTATTCTTTGCACGTTGCTTCTTCACCATTTCGCTGAAGTCCATCATATCGCTTCCCAATCGTAGTTAGTGCATAATTCTACCATATTGGGAATCCACGGGACTAACCCGTTGCGTGATTCCACATACAGATAGCGTGCGGTCATTTTGCTATGTTCATCTGGTACTTGCAGTTTAATCTTCACATCTGGTAGCCACGCTTCCCTACGGATGTAATAGCAATTACCACATAACAACTGATGTAATGCTTCCCCGAAGTCCATCATAGTATCACTTCCTTTCAGTTGGGAGTTAGGGTAATGATTCCCTCATCCTTGAGCCAGGTGTAGAACCCGTGGGCATCTCCCCAATCCGCTACTTTATCGAATACTCTCTTTCCATCATCGAAGGAATGGAATACGATTTCATATCCGTAACCATCGGAAACTTCAATGTCCTTCAAATTGTAATCAATTCCCGAATCCGAGAGTATTCTTCCTAATGATGCCATTTCCCTTTGGAACTCATCTTCGGCATCCTGGTAAGGGTTATCATAGAAGTTCTTTCCAATGGATATGTCTATCCTTGACTTCTTCAATGAGTTGTTGTTCTTTCTGATTTGAGCAATCATCGAATGAATATCTTGGGACTTCTTAGTGGATGCGGAATATCTTTCATAACCTGGTTTTGGATGGGTCATAACAAATGAATCTACTTCCTCCCATCCTCCGTATTCATCGCTTCCTTCGGTGAATTCATAGAATTTATCGTTATACTTATAATATTTAGAACGACGGCTATGATAGGGTTCTCCATAATAAGTATCGCCGATGTATTCTCCCCTGGATAATATTTCGTTTTCATCAATATTCTTTACAGATTTGGATTTCTTCATTTTTGCCACTAAATCCCTTACATTCTGTTCGATGTATTTGTCCAATACAAGTATGAAATTCTGTGTTTTTGCCGTAGTAGGTCCATTATATCCTATCTGATTTGCATACTCGGTAGAAAGAGCATAGACCGTACCAGCATTTGCATTGAATCCTGTCCAATAGGATACCCAATTGACGATTCCCTCTATTTCGGGGTCGTTCTTGACCTCTGCAAATGCTTCATCTAAGAAATCGACCAATTCACTCTTGGACTGCACTCCATCGGGGAACAAATCGGCTACTTGGGGATACCCATTCAACGTTGAATCACTGTCTTGAAGGTAATATGACATCTTGATTCCTCAATAATTGTTTATATCATCTTTCAGGGTATTGAGTAATTCTTCGATTTCAAATATCGATTCGTAAACCATTTGGTCAATATCGGTATCAATATCCCCACAGGCTTCATAATTGCGAACCTTATTCATCTTCCTTATCAATTCTGAGGATGCAGATTCTATCTTCGGAATCAATGTTGAATATAAATCCTGTCTGTTCCATAACCATTGATTGTCCTCGTCTTCTGTTTTGACAATCCCATTATTGACATTTCTCTGTTTCTTTACCATATCGCTGAATGATTTGGTAGGAGGTTGGGATTTTTTGGTAGATTTACCGATGTCGCAAGAACGCATAAGATAATCCACTAATTCATCTATGTTTCCAAATTGTTTTTCACTATGGAACACCCCTTTATTACGGACATATACACTTAATTCAGCGATTTTTACAGTAACACTGGTTGTTACCATATATTCAGCGACACGTAACTTTTCGGATTCGTAATGCACATAATCGGTCATACCCCTATAGGCAGTATGTACTTCATCTGGGTATAACACCACGCCATCAATATATAACTGGTCGGGGAATTCTATTTCGTAGGGGACTAAAATTTTCATATTGATACCTCTCTCAACGATTCTCTACCCACATCGTCTGGACAAGATTCTCCACAATCCTGTCAAGTTCGTTGATGTACCTCTTCATATCCTTGACTTCATCCTGTGAATCTCTGAGCAATGCCCCAAGAACGGGATGGTCATCATCATATGCAACGTAAGTTGCCTTGATTCTATCTTCCAATGATTGTGCAGTATGGCTTAAAAGATTGCAATAACTTTCGAACTCTGTAATGTCATTCCATTTTCTCTCGTCATAAGGGACATCCCACGGGTAATCCTTCTTGATGTTCTTGTTCCTTTGCTTTTGAACCATATCGTTGAAGGATTTGGTAGCGGGTTGGGACTTCTTGGTGGATTCGATGATTTTCAGATTGTCAGTGAAACGGACAGTTTCCCTTCCTTCGGTGCTGAAAGAATCATCAAACCAGCATTTGGTATCGCACCTATCACATTTGCAATTGGTGATGTTTCCTCTCTTTTCGAGTTCGTGAAGATTGGGAGAACCGCAATTAGGACAGACAGGCAATTCCAGATAACTCGCACATTTCTGTCCCCATCCTTCTTTCTTGACTGATTTACTTGCCATTTGAAGCCACCTTTTTATTGTGTTTGTATTTGCGTGATTAGTTATAACGTTATCTCAATCAATGTCCGTCGTGACGTACAGATTGCTTTGGATTCTATACATCGTTTCGTTGTCGGGATTACTCAGCATCCCTTTTGCGATTCTTTCTGCTTCCTCTGGGGTTTCCGCATCAACGTTAAGTGAGAACGAAGTCATTTCAATCAATACTTCTATTGTCATATCTTACACCCTTGTCAGTCGGTCACGACCTCCGAGTCAATTACCTCCCAATCATCCGCATCCTCTATGCCAGGATAGAGGTCTTGAAGGGCATCGTTCACCATCTCGTCGGTAATATCTTCCTCGTCGGAAAGTTCGGTCAGCCATACTCTTGCCTTTACGGTGACTTCGACACAGACGTTGAGAGATTCCCCGAAGTCCAGTCCTACCGTACCATCGTCTTGATTTATATGCGTCATTTCACTCCCTCCCTGCGGGGTGGCAGATACGCACCGAATTGTCGATTATGTCGGTGAACCACCTGTCACACATCTTGAGTTTGAATATCGCCAACTTCCCGATGTTCATCCCTTGGTAGTCGAACATAAGGATTGAGAGGTCATCCTTGAACCTCTCGTTGCCAGTCAAATCCCATTTGTCGTTCAGCACCTTTCCCGTGGTCTTGTACCACTGATGTACCTTTCCGATTTTCTCATAATCGAGAAGTTTCTGGTACTCGTGCATCCACTCCTTCGGGTCGCCACCGCATCCGAGGATGGTGTAGAACCATCCGTCGTATGCCTGGTCGATGTTCTCATTGTTCAGTTCGATTATATCCATTTCAATCATCCCAATAATATCTGCTTCTTTGCATCGTACCCGTACTGTGCAGTCACATTCTCGTCCTGGAAGGTGTAGAGGAGTTCGTGGAATCCGTTACCCTCATCGTCGTCGCTGATGAAGATTTCCTTCTTTCCGTTTCCCTTGCCGACTTCCTTCGCACAAAGCACCATCAATTCCTCGACCGTTACCATTTCACTCACTCCTTGCAGGGAACATACTTGCCCTCTGCACACCATTCGCAGTTCCAGGCTTCCTCCATTCCCTTGACGACCTTCTCGGCAAGTGCCTTGAAGTGTTCCTTTCCCTGGTATCTGACTCCCTTCGGGAGAACGTCCATATAGAGTTCGTATGCGTAATCAACGCAGTCCTGTCTGTGGAGAGGGAACTCGTTGTAGTAACCGTCAAGCACGGAGTTCTCATAACTTCCGTAGTATGCACCGACCTCGTGGCAGACATACGAATCAACATCGCAAGCCTTCCAAGGGCAGTAGCGTTCAGCCATCTTCTCGAACCAATCTCCTAATCCGTTCATTTTTATTCCTCTCTCGGATGTTTCCATCCTACAATTAAGATATATGTTTGTTAGTATATAAATATATCTTATTTATTAAATTAGAAATAGGTAGTCCCGCACGGATTCGAACCGTGGTCCTGGCTTTCAAAGAGCCAGATGATTGACCTCTACACTACGGGACTGTAATGGTACGGGTACACGGATTCGAACCGTGGATGCGCTATGCTGGTGGTTTTAAGCCACCCGCCTTGACCTCTTGGCTATACCCGTATATGGTGTCGATGACAGGATTCGAACCTGTGATGCTCTATGCAATTGGGTTTGAGCCAATCGCCTTTACCACTCGGCTACATCGACTTTGTTAAGGTGCTTCCGACGGGATTTGAACCCGTGTCACGACCTCGAAAGGGTTGTATGATTGTCCTCTACACTACGGAAGCGTTTATTGGGGTTTGAATGTTATTGGTACGAGTGAATATTCTTTTGCGGATGTGTTGTAAGCGACCTTCAATTCATCCATCAGATTCACCAATGCTCTATCGAAATACTCCTTCTGGAAGGGACTGTACCCTTTATCCCAGAACAATTCCCTGTAAGACTTGGGTCCGCTATCGAGGGCATCCATTATATCCATCTCTGCCCTGCGGATGAAGTATTCGCCTGAATCTTCCATTCACTACACCTTATAGATGGATATATCTTATAAGTATAAATAAGTTATTAAGATATATAATTTTAAAAAAATACGGTGATTTCAACTCAGCCACTTCTTGCGGAGTTCCTTAATCTTGGAATTAATGTCGTTCTTGAAATCACGGTATTTCTTCTCGACCTGTGTGGAAAGTAAAGCATAGATGGACTCTGCGGTTTCTTCTAATTTATAATCAGTCAGTTCGAACATCTGGTCGTAATCGTTGATTATGTAACATACTCCGTTGTGTATGTCGCTGACCATATCGGATGCGGTGAACTTCATCCCGTCGGCTATGAACGTACTGTTGTCGATACGTCTTACTTCCAACCCTCTTTCCTTTAAAAGGGGGAGAAGCGCATCAATCTGCTTTGCGATTAATCTCCTTGCTTCCTTCTGTTGGGAGTTGTTCTGAGGGTCTGTCCAAGCCATAGTCTTCCACCTTGATTTGGTTTATTGAATCAATCTTAATCAATCTTTTCCTTCCCATCTTGTGGATGATACGGTGTATCATCTTATCTTCTTCCAATCACCGTTGGTGTCTTTCAAGCGTGAATCCACCCATCCGCTTTGACGGAATGCCCTGTTGCGTTCATCCTCGTTGTACTCACGGTATTCCTTACCCTTGCTTCCCATCTCTCTCCAATCAATTTCGTCGATGATAGCGGACTGTTGGAGTTTACCAGAGAAAGGAAGGTTCTGGTCCATAATGCACTTGTTAGCCACTCTCAAGGCTTCGTCAGCAATCTCGAAGAACGACTTCCCTTCATCGAAAAGACGTTGCTCATTGTCTTGCAGGAACTGTATGGCAGGTCTCCAATATGGGTGCGGGCGCATCCCTTCGGTGAAGAATTTATCCGTGACCTTCTTGGCGAATTCCTCCCTTTCCTTCTTGTTCTTGATTGGCAATCCAGAACCTTTTCCGTCCTTCTTACCCGCCCAATCGTATATCTCGTCGTATATGCGTTTGTAGGTGTAACTCCCACCGTGTACGGTAGGTTGCATAAGCGATAGCGGTCCTGTTCCGTATTCCAGGGATTCAGCGTACTCAGTTGTATATCCGAATCTGACGGGTTTTAATTTTTTATGGTTCTCCAAATAATTGACCAACTGCTCTTTTAACTCCGTTTCGTTCTTCAATTTCAATTTAATATTGAGTGTCAGTTGGGTCATATCCATCCCTCGGATTCCGCACGTTGCATAATCTGGTCAGCGTGGGTCACGATGTATGCTATCGTATCATCTTCGATATTCCCCATATCCTCAATCGCCCAGATTATTGTTGTATCATCTAATCCCTCGGATTGCAGTTGCAATACCATCCTCGCCCACGATGCCACATCTTCCTCGTTCATCTGTTCAAAGACGAATATATCATCAGTCAACAAATCATTGTAAATCACGGGCATATTATAGATTGAATTCATAAACACATACGAACCGAAGCCGTCCATCACGGGGAACGATGCTTTATCGTCTTCCATCTCGGGGATTAGGTCAACATACATATCAGTGTCACCAGAAGTGTCAACCATTCCCTGCAACTCGTCCACTATGCGTTCAACTTCCGAGGGTTCGATTTCCTCCACGTCCAAACGTCTGTTTCCACGGGCGAACGTGTGTCTGCAATTGATGTGCATTACCCAATCGCTAATCATATCATAGCCGAAGCAATTGGCTACAATCCTGCAACATTCTTTGAGTGCTTCAAGCGGTAATCCCTGTTCGGGAATCTTGGGCAATTCCTCGATTGTGTGACCTGCCTTTTCCAATGCTTTCAAGTCAGAGGGTCTTAACTTCCCCGTCTGCATATAATAGCACATCGGAGTGGTACGATTGTCCAGAGGACCTACCCAACCATAGTTGTATTCGCCCAAATCCCCTCTTTCGGCAATCATCTCTTTACAATACATAATCACACGGGTGACTTCGGTATTGATTATCCTCTCTGCCTGGTATTTCTCCAATAAGGGGAACTTGTTCATCAATTCCTCCACCATATCATAAGTGGACCATCCCATCTTTTCCAGATTGGTAATGATAATCCAATAGACCTCTTTCACGTCTATTGCCGATAAGGTCTTGAAATGCTCGGATACTTCCTTCCCTACCGCCAATACCTCTATCACTTCATCCTCGTGACCGTGAAGGAATGCGTAAGCGTCCTTGCCTATGATTTTGTTGTATTGGTCTTGGGAGATTGCTTTGAGGTATTGACGTTGCGGTACAATGCCGTCTTCCAATGATTGGGAGATTGCTTTGCTTATGCGTTTGGATATTGTCTTATCCATCGAATCGAAGTCTTCATCGAAGTCCTCCAATCCGTCTTCGTCACTGCTATCCATCTGCGGGTCGTATTCATCTTCCGCATCCGTTTCGAAGTCATCGTTTCCCTCGGAGTCAGCGAAAGGAAGGCGGGAAGCCACCACCCATACCGCCACCCATTCCAGCGGGAGTTTCGGGTTTCTCAGGGAATTGGAACACACCGTTCTTCTGTGACTTCGGAGGGAATCCCAGATTCTTCATCGTCATAGCATATTGGGCATTCTCCATCTTCTCTTTGAGTTCGGTGTTCATCTTCGGGGGTCTGCGTACCACTAATCTCCAATCTGAAATCTTGGGGAACCAGACGGGCAATAGCCACGAATTGAGAAGGAAATCGACATTATCATACATATCTTGCAGATACCTGTCGAATGTAGTGAGTTGTTGGGTTTCGTTATTCATTCCACCTGCATTCTCGGTATCTGTGACGATAAGATTGGGAACACCTGCTCTACCGCATAACCTATCCCTAATGTCGTTCTTATAGGTCATCAGGTCGCTTGCGGTATCGTTGGTAAGCGGGATGAACTGAACCTTCTGTTCACCAGCACCAGGTACTGCGGGAGGTAATGCCACCATCGGGATTGAACCATCGTTCTTGGCAAGCACGTTCTTTATGCTCTTGGATAATTCGAGCATTGACTTCTTATTGAAGCCAGGGAATACCAATAGACCACGGACGTATCCGTACTCCCAACGTTTGCACTGATGCTTCTCCATAAAGTGGTACGATATAATATCGTCCTCTATGTCGAGCCAAATCGGTACTCCGTAGGTCTGTGAAGGACTGAACCAATTGTCGCAGAATATCTCGTCCTCGTCGTAGAACCATACGTTGCCTACCGCACCATAGTTCTCACCTACACGGTAGAATGCTGGCGAGAGTTTAGTGCCGTCCTCCATCTCCAAATCAGGATATGCTTCCTGTGAGTAGGACACACTGCGGTTCTTCTTGGAGAAACACTCTTCCGTACCAGGTACGGCTGATTCATCGAATAGACGTTTGACGAACTTGGGGTCGTAGTTGACGATTTCGATAGGCATCTGTTCGTGCAGGTTGCCATCCGCATCAATGAAGTCTGCGGTGATTACACCAATATATCCCATATTGTTCTGATATTGGGATTCAGCGAACATCTGCAATACACGTTTGAGTGACTGTCCAGACTTGTTGGCTTTGTCGAGGAATGATTTGCCATTGAATCCAAAATAATCCTGTTGGAGTTTGTCTGGCTCGTATAGACGTTTAGAACCGCAATCGCACTCTATCACATCTGTGTCGTATTCCCTACCGCACTCCGCACATTTCTTGACGAACTTCGGCTCCCAATCTATACCGTATCTGAAAATCTCCTTGACGGAACGGGATTTGATGGTTGCTAAAATGGATACCTCACGCATATACCAATCCATCAATGCGTAGGGTTGCCAGAATGTCGTTGCTTTCAACATCCTGTTAAGGAAGTTGGTAGGTCTTCCTGCGGAATAGATTTCTTCCGTGACATTATCTATCTGTGAAGATTCGGGGGAGATAACCGTAGACGATACTGAGTAATCCTCGTACAAATCGTTGAACATCCCGTTCTTACCGAAGATAGTGAGTTCGTGGGATTCCGTATCGCCAGAGGACGTTTGCCTGGGTTGGGAATGGGACTTGTGTCCTCTCATACTTGCCATACTGTTGTTATCGAGTAATATGTATTAAAAAATTAGGCATCCGCAATAACCCATCGGTACAATACCCCATCCCATCTTGCGGATACCGAATAATGGATTGTGGTGATTGTATTTAAGTTGAGTACACCCAGGACAAACCATCATCATCTTCTTCTGGTTCTTCCTTTTTTGGTTGTGTGACTGCAACATCCTTCTTACGTTGTTCACGTTCTTCTTCATCCAGCAAATCCCATTGGTATTGTTCCTTCCACGCATCATCGTCGGACGAACCTATGAATCCACCGCCAGAGGTCTGCTTGTATCCCATAACCCCGTAACGCATCGCATCCATAGCGTGGTCCATAGACCCTGGTTGGGGTTTGGGTTGCGTGACCCCATCCTTATCCACATACCACATATAGTTCTCGAATTCGGTAAGGGTATTGACACATCTGGGATGAACATAGACTTTGAGTGAACGTATGTAATTGATACCGTTGAGAATACTGTTCTTCTCCCCTGCTTTGTTGTAGGGGATAAGATTGGATATACCCAATTCCATCAGTTCAGCCGAATCCAATGCTCCCGCAGAATCATAATAAATGACGGAATGTTTGTGACCTAATTTGCATATCGCATCATAACGCATCTGCGAGGTGTATCCTTTCACATACAATTCATCGTAGATGTATAACTCATAATGCGCTTCATCATAGAGCATACACACCATAGCGGTAGGGTCTGCACTGAATCCGAAGTCCAATCCATTGATTGCCACCACTCCGTCCCTGCGTGCCACGGCATTGAAGTCGAAATCGAATTCCTCCCAATTCTCGTAAATCAATCCTTCTGGCGAACCCCAATTGCCCAATCCAGCAACATCATACTGTCTTGGATTCAGTCTTTTCATCCTCTCGTATAGTTTGTAGTCCTCCTCACCCAACCATTCGTTCATCAGATAGTTGGTAGTGTGGGAATATACGTCAGGGTCGTTGAGTGGTTTCCCTTCCTCGGTTTCGAAGAATGCCGTTCTCAGCCAATGGGTCTTGTTCCACGGGTTGAACGTGAGCATAATGCGTTTGAACAATCCGTCTGGTAATTTACCACGGATTGATTCATCAATACGATTGAAATCATCCCTGTTGGTAATCTGATACGCTTCCTCAATCCACATCCAGCATAAGTTACCATAAGTAACATCCAGCGAAGTGAGTTTCTGGAAATCATCCAATCCACGGAATATGATTTGTTGTCCTGTACGCTTGTATATGATTTTGAGCGGGGATTTGCTGAACTTGAATTCGTTGTGTATTCCCAGATTCCAGGCACACTTCTCCAATAGGGCATAGCACGAGTCAGCCAGCGTATCAGCGACTTTACGCACTACTAATACATTGGCTTTGTCGTATGCCATTATGTTGATTAGAATCCAATACGCTACGGTATACGATTTTTTCGAGCCACGTCCTCCCTTAACTGTCCAGTACCTTACGGATTTCGCCCATTGGCTTTTGGTCATCCCGTTCTTGTAGATTTCCGTGGACTGGTCCAGATTGTAGAACCATTCATCGTACCCGCAACCGATGATGTCCCGAAGGGACTTGCGTATTGGCTTTACTTCTGTCATTTATCCAACTGTTTGATTAAGTCATATCCCAAATCGGTTATCATAATGCGTTTTGCGTTCATATCTGGATAAAGCAAACGCAGTCCGACGGCTTCACTCATTCTGCGTTTATACTCAATCGTAGAGAATGACTCAGGCATATCGTGGGAGGGATTTGCGGAATTGTAGAAGTCATAGACCTCCAATAGGAATTCCTTTGCTTTCGGCATCGTCATAAAATTCCTGATGTTGAATCTGTCCTCGTATTCATCACAGACCTCCCAATCCTCGGCACTTACTATATCGTTGTTTATCACGAAGGGGATTGCCTGTTGGTTGTGGTCGTAGTAGAACATAATCATCCCTCCCTTAGAAGGTCCGAGTCCTACCAGTGTGGTTATGTCGGGATAAGACCTGCGATAAGCAAATCCTCTTTCCCCTTTCGTAATCAGTCTGCACATTTCTTCAAATTTCATTTTCATACCTCTTTATCGTGTAATCTATATCATCGGGCAATTCCGACTTGTATTGTTCGTATGCTTCCTCTGGGGAGTATCCTCCCTCTACCAGACAGTCAATGCGTTCGGTAGCCATTATTATGAACTTATCCAACAGATTGCTCGGTGGTTCTTTTTCCCTCACTTGGAAATAACCCAGGAAATCCTCGGACAATGATGTAATCAAATCCTCGATATTCATTCAGAATTTTCCCTTCTTGAATACCTTGTATGTTGTTTTGGTTATATATTGCTCATAGATTCCGTCTTTCTTCATCCTGTCTGTATCTACATTATTGCGTGTGTAATCCGTAAGCACATAAGACGTATTGCCGTTGGTAATCCCTTTCCTCTTATGGGTTTCCAGATAGGCGGTCAGGAATTTCTTGTAAACGTCTGCTTCCTTCTGCATCTCTGCGATTCTTTCGCTGAGTTCCAGCCATTCGGTGAACTTGGGGATTGCATCATCGTCTGTGCATATCTGTGCTTCCAATACCGCCATCAGTTCGGTGTCAATCTTACTGTTGGGGTCAGGAGTGGGTAATACCCCAGGTCTGAGATAAGTGTCGTAGAACTCCCTCGCTTTATCCAGTACAGAATCGAACTCTGGATAGACAGGACATTTCATCACCCTTACGTTCAGACGGCTCGGTACATTGGAGTCGTAGTTGGGTATTGCATTGGGTGTGAAATCCTCTGGATGTTCCTGTTCCTCGTGTGTGAGTATTCCCACCACGAAGTATATGTCATCGTAGCCGAAGAAGTGTGCGTATAACGATGCTTGCAACCAATAATAGGTCGGAGGGATGTTATTATCCCAATCCCAAGCGGATTCGTTTGTGGTGGTCTTGCACTCCACTATCCCGAATCCGTCGTATGCGTTCTCGACGTGTCCTGCTATGCCGTCGATATGTCCTGTGAATACATCGTCGGTGAAGTGGGGTTTCCATTGATTGTGAGGTCCTTGCTCATAACCAGGGAAAAGGACTTCCGCTTGTGTGTTGGGTAAAATGTTGGTTTTATCGAGATAGTTGAGTATGACGGGTTCGAGATATTTACCTGCCTTGAGTGCGGGAAGATTGCCAATGTCGTCATTATAGTACATTCCGAGCAAATCCACCGCTACGGAGTAGGGGGTTGCCCACGGGGATAACCCTACAATCCCTGCAAGTTGTGTTCCGCTAATCCTTACCTTGTCGGTGGGTTCCAGCGTGCGGAATCCATCTTCGGTTTTTTCGTATGCTTTCATCTTATCACGCATAACATCCATTCTTCTTGCTCTGGTAGTAGCACCTTGCGATGCTCTCGATTGCATCCTTACCGAGGAAGCGAATCTCGTCGGGAACGTACACGCATTGGCAATCCTCGTCGAGGTAGGAGTAAACATCTGCACACTCACGCATCAGTTGGTTGTAAACCTCGCTGGCGAACTCGTCCTCGTTCATCTGTGCCATTCCGTCTTGATTAACATTTATCTGGATGTCGTAGTCGTAGCACATATCCGCTACACCCTTAACGAACTCTTCCCTGTTTCTGAACCTCATTCCTTCCACTTGATACATTTTGATTCCTCTCTCGGGTATTTTACCCTACATATAAGATATATGATTAATAGTATAAATAACTATTTAAGATATATTTTATTAAAAAAACACGGGGTTTTTGTTTAAGATATATCCTTCCCATCGTCAATGGACGGCTTTGATTTGGTAGGCAAATCATACACGATTTGGACGGGAATCGTACTGTTACCCGATACTTCGAGGGATTGATGGGATTTCCAAGTATCCCTTCTTCTGTTTTGTAGCCAATATTGGATAGCGGTAGCATTGGCAGGGATGTGCTTTGTGCGTATCACTTGCTTCACGATGTTATCATTAGTATCCTTCTCGATAATGATTTCCTTTACATCGTGGGGGAAGCATAAATCGTAGAGGGATTGTTCCACCCTATCGTCAGCAACCTTGAACCCTTCGCTGAGTACGGCTTTTACCTCTGGATATTTGACCGACCAATTATAGAGAGTGGTGCGGTTCACCAATAGGCGATTGGCTATCTGTTCTAACGTACACCCCTCTAAAGCGTATTCCTTGATTTCTTCGAGGATTGCAGGCTCTCTGACGGTCTCGAACGTCACAGGGGTATCACGGGATGGGGGTACGACTTTCACGGGTTTTTTCTGCCCGTTTACGTTGTCCTTCGGGGTTTTGCGTGGCATAGGAATATCTAAAATAAGATAGAGTACTATGTATTTAGTATCTTCCTTCAATCCCTGTTCAGCAACTGATAGTTGCCGTTGTGTATGTCTTTAAGCACCTGCTTATAGAATCTCTTGATTGGGATTTTCCCATTGAGCATTGATTTGTTATCTATGTACATATCAGCACATATCTTGGGGGATTTCGTTCTTTTAGGGTATTCGTTGATGTAGTCGAAGTATAGTCCTTTTGATGCGCATAAGTCAATGGCTTCTTGCAATTCGTAATCGCATCTTGAAGTCCAGAGTATTATCACACATCCTAAACGTTTCACCATCTTGGCGAATTCTATTATATCATCGTTGAAGATGTTGTTCTTCCTATCTTTGCATAGAGTACCATCGTAGTCGATGGCTATGACGTAATTGTAATCCCATTCCATAGAAGAAGGTATGGAATGGGGTGTTAAATGGTTTTACTCTGTACCGAAGAAGGACTTCTGTCCTTTCGGCATAAATTTCTTGATGCCGTAGATGAACGGAGTGTCCAATACTGCAATCAGCAATTTGATAAGATAGGTAGTGAGAATGAGTTCGCCTATTACTTCCCAATCAAACAGACCAACATAAGCAATCAGTGCAAAAAGCACGGAATCCACGGCTTGGGAAATCATAGTAGAACCATTGTTCCTAATCCAGAGGTTCTTATCTCCCTGACAGAATTTGGAATCCCTCCACATCTTGTAGAGATAGGTATCTAAAAGATTAGACACAATATAAGTCAATACAGATGCGATGCACAATCTGGGAAGAAGACTGAATATAGTTTCCATAGATTCCGAAGCGAAATCGGATTCGTTAGGAACGAAAAGCAAATCAATCTGCATAAATAAAGTGAACGCTACCATAATTATGAAACCGATAAGAACGGCTTTTCTTGCTTCGGCTTCTCCATAGTATTCACTCAATACATCGGTGGCAAGGAAGATAGTTCCGTAGATTACATTACCGACTGTAAGTGAAAGAGTGAACAAATCCACACATTTGACAACTTCTATATTCGCAAGGATGATTGCAAATCCAATCCAGGCGAAAAGACCTGTTTTACCGAAAAGTCTGAAAATCACGGCTACACCGATGAAATTCAAAAATACGGTTAGAAAGAACAAAAGTTCATTAATCATATTCTGCCTCATTTTTTTATTGAAGAGTTGGTTCGGCACCAACAACTCAATCGTGGGATATGTGATACCACTTATTATAATAGTATGCTTGAATTCCCATATAATATATGTAATTCTTTGCATTAATGACTTCACGTCTGGTAGCGGTTTCTTGACGAGTCACCTTATTCTTACATTCTCCTACTTGTCCTCTTATTCCCATTTGCGCCCAGGAAGAGGAATCCACATAATCGAAAGGAACCTTATCCAATACTTTACGACGAGTCATTCCTAAACAATGGACTTTACAATTATATTTGTGTGCTATTTGAAGAAAGATAGGATATTGATTATCTTTTATATCCTCGTTTTTGAAACCTGTTATAGCGATGATTTTACCAGAGTAATCCTGACACATTTTGTAATATTCTTCTATCCCTCTGTTCTTATGCCAAACGGGGATTATCTTATCGGATACGGATTCCAGAACTTTCCTTAATTCCAATACTTTTTCATATCCAACAAGGTTATCAATATCCATTTCAAAATATCCTAACACTTTCGGTTCATCGAATTCCTTGATGAACTCTGCATATTGTTTAGTATATTCATCCCAATCTACTCTGACCCCCTTCTGAAAAGAATGAGCACCCGAATCGATAAGGATATTCTCGGAATTGTTTTTGATGAAATTAGCGTATTCTAACCCAGACCTGGTTCTTATGTAATAATAAGACATAAGATTCCATTTCATTTTGATATGGAGGTCTTCGACTAAATAATTAGCAAATTTCTTCGGGAAATTTCCCGAAGTAGATGCTAACTCTATCGAAGATAGAAATATCTTCATTTATTTCACTCATTAGAGTCTTCTTTTGGATTTACCTTGACGAAATGAGTGGTGGTGTCAATATGTCCGCACTGAGGGCAACGGATATAATTCTTCGAGGGTTCATCATAGAAAGAGGAATCTTCCCCATCATCGTCCACAAATTCAATATTATTGAGCGAATCATTCAATAATGCCTGAATTTCAAAATCATCATAACCAGTGTAGGATAAATCTTCCTCACTGAGTTCTTTGAACAATGCAGATAACTTCTCGGTATCCCACAGACCAGTGATTTTGTTCACTGCAATCATAAAGGAATCCTGTTCTGCTTCGGTCATTTCGACCTGCATCACATCGACAGTATCGAACTTCTCTCCCTTTGCTTCCGCAATATCCTTCATTACCTGGAAACGCTGGTGTCCAGAAACAATCATTCCAGTGGTCTTGTTCCAGATGATGGGGTCAACATACTCGTAGTGTTCGATGGAATCCTTCAACTTCTCGTATAAGGGCATACCAGGTTTGAGGTCGATACGAGGGTTCTTGGGGTTGGGTTTGACTTCATCGACTTTCAGGGTTACTTGCTTGAAACGGGCTTTCATAGTACCAAGTATGTGGTACTATCATTTTAAAGATTGGGTTACTCTTTATGTTTGAGTAGATTGACTGCTATACTCGGTGGATATGTTTTAGGAACATATTGGTCGAGCATCCCGTTGAGTTTGTAGAACTGATAACGTTCTTCCTCTATCGCAATAGCCATCACATCCAAATCCTCCCATACTGTTCTCTATTGCGGGGGTTTGTTTTCGGCTCTGCGTTTCTCCGCTAAAATCATATCCGCTTTCAAATGATTGCAGGTCATAATTTCACATCAAAATGAGTATTACTACATACGATTTCCTATTCTTCTGGTAAATCCAGCGTTGTGAATTGTATGTATGCGCTTCTCTGTCTGAAATAAATCAATGCTCTGCGTTTCATATAATCGTAGATTTGTGCCAAATCTGGTTCTGATGTACTGCGACGATAGAACCTGCACATCTCGTCCATCTTCGCATCTACCCAGGAATTCCAACGGTCTGTGCGTATTCCCCAACTGAGTGCCAAATCCAAATCGGATAGCATCTCCTTATCCGTGTTGGCATAGGAACCGAACACGACCATCCGCTTCACGAATAAAGGGTTGAGTGAGTTTTCATTGTACAATTTGATTAGATTGGTTGTTCTTCTTAATAGATAATCAGCGTTCTTGCGATGTATCTTTATGTCCTTTCTGTGAGTGGTCATTGTTTGTCCCTTTCCACATTTCCTTTACATCATCAGGAATCATTCTATCCAATTCTTCAAGCGGTATCTCCAAATCGTCTAACAAATCCCATTGGTCGCTTGCCATATCAGTTTGGGTGGGTTCCCATCCGATAATCCTCAATCCCTGGGCATTATACATATCGAAATGGTCGGCAATACTCACATATCCACGACTGATTTCTTCGGGAGTAGGGTCTTCGGGTGTTCCTTTGCATCTGTATTGTTCGATTGGAATTGTATGTGCGGGAACATAATAAACATACATCCCCTTGCCGTTCCAATCCTTGCGGTAAATTTTCGACCCTTGTTTTTTGCATAAGTATAATGCTTCTTCAAAATCCATTCTATCACCTTATAACATATTCACTATCAATACAATCGTCAATGAGAAACATATCTGTACGATGTGTATGAATTGGTCTTGTACCAGATTTATGTCGTATTCGTTGCATTTGAGATTATCCACATAAGCGTGTATCAGCATATTCAGTAATATCAATGCGAACACTGTATCGCAGAATCCGTATGTCCAAATTAGAGGGATATGGACGATAACCGACCATTCAAGAGAATGGAACAGAAGCGGTGGAAGGAAATCCAGATGATAACGGTGTTTATACCTGGGGTTTTCGTACCACCAATCCCTCTGTTTCAAATCCGCAAGGCATCCCTGAACGTGGAAATCCGCAATCGAATGTGCGAACAACATCAATAGGAATAGCCAATACCATTCAGTCATTCGTCAACCCTGTCGTTTTGATGTATGATGCAACAATCGTGATATGCTCTTGCGAATTCACAATTGATGAAGTTACCCCACGTTTCTGGCTTTTCGGGATTAAGGCACTGATGCACTCCCCCGTTCATAGCGTGATACTGACAGTCGTTGCAAGTTCCTAATCCATCAATCACAGGTATATCGCCTTTCATATTATCACCTATATCTTATGTGTATATAATTATATCTTATTCCACGTTTTTAACGGTTTCCCGCCTGTTATTCTTCCCTTATCTCTCAGATATACCAACCTGCCTATCGTATCCCTTTTAGCCAGATAGAACTCGATTGACGACTCGGAATATTCTGGATAGATTATCCTCGTAAGTTCGTAGGAATCCCTGTCGGGATGCAGGGCAACCGCCCTATATACATCCTCGTAGGAAGCGAATCTCACAATACCCACTTCCCGCAGAAGGAACAGAACCCGTGGAATCCCATCCCCATTGTGAAGTTGTATCCGCATCTCGAACAGACGCAGTAGAACCTTCCGTATGAATCCGTACTGAACAATTTATCACACTTAATAGACAGTTATAGAGAGTATTGCGTTCTTCGGAATGTATAGATTGTAATTATTGGAATCATAATAGTAGGATTTTGCCTTGTTGATATGAACATAATCTCCCGATACATTCACATCGGATTCCACGGGAACATACCAATCCACTAATGAAAGTGAACCCGAACCCGTGGTTTCACTGAGATAGATTATCCCGCCCTTCTTATCCAACTCCTCGAATACATCCGAATCGGTGACCTCGGCATTGGGAGGGTGGGCAAGGAGTAATAGAACGATAAAGAGTATTACTACTCCTCCGAGAACCAGAATTACGAACCCCCAATCTTCCTTTTCCTCCTTCGGACTGCCATTATACCAGACCAAATCATTATCTCTATACAGTTCATTCCCCCCTTGCTTCATCTTCCCATTTCTGGATTTCCTCTTTGGTAGG